GTCCACCACGTCCGTCTCGTCCATCCCTACCGGCTCAATGACCAGTGGTACCGAATATCGCTGCATCCAGTCAACCCATGCCGGGATGATTCGGATGTTGCCCGTGACAAGCAACGCTGCCCGTGCCTGTCCCAGACTCGCCTCTGTCGCATAGACCGCCTGCTGGACCTCTCCGGCGAATTGGAGGGCGTCTGACTTTTCGGTGAATAGCTTGTGTCGCATGATCCCTCCTTTATGGTCTGGAAACCGTCACAACCTTCGTAACGGCGTTAGCATCTATCCCCCCATCCGTCAGCGCGGCGGCGAGGATGCCGGTGGTGTCGGGGGTGAGGACTTTTTCCAACTTCATATTGCTTATGTTACCTGTCGCTTCCCCTACATGCCGTATACAAACTCGCAATTGCGTGGCATTACTCGTAACGTAAGTAGTTCCTACAGCGGAAGTCAAATTCAGTGGCGATCCGGTAGTCACTCCCGCTGTGTTAGAAAAATGCATCTTATCGCCAGAGTAATCAGATCCAAACGTCGCCTTGTATAATGCACCCAAAATTGTCTTATTGGTTGAGGTATATAACCCTCCTGTTCCGGTAGTGCTATACGAATTAGAGTCTATGATTGTTGTAACGACTTCCGGTGTCCACCCACTTGTAAAATCCCATCCCGCTAGAATATCGGTATACGTCTCACTCGTCCCCGCCGTAATCGCCCCGGAGAAAACCGCAGTCGTGGCAGGCGTGCCGGTAGCCGCGACGCTGTATTGGACGCCGGAGATGCCGGAGTAGCGGTTCAAATCGAAAGCGACACCGGCAGCCTTCACGTTGTGGATGAAATAGGCACCACTGACGAGGCTCATATAGAGGGTCAGGCTGGAGATCGTCAGGGGCGTGCCGGATTTGATCCCCTTGATTTCGGCGTCGAGGGCGGCTACCTCGGCGGGGGTCATGGTTGGGTGGGCGGCGAAGTAAACCTCCGTCTCGAACTCCAGCCCTCTTTTAAACATCCACGGCTTGATCATTATCCGGCCACCCATGTCCCAAAAATGGGGTTGCAGTACCAATCAAACCCACCATCAGCCGCCTTGAATGCGAACACAGAACAAGCCGCCCCGGTCACGTATCCTGAGTCCACGCCGACATACCCCGGCCCCGTCCCGGCAGTCCCGGAGAGGTAGATTTTATCCGTCCCCGCGCTTTGGAGGCGGAAATACTTGGCCCGGACGGCCGGGAGGATACACAGAAAGGCCAGCCCTTCAGCCGCAGCGGGAAGTGTGATGGAACAGTCCGCGTCTGTCATGCCGTAATTGCTCACGATGGTCCCGGAGCATTGCAATGATGTTAAAGTAGCATTTGAGGCAATTGCAATTTCTTTAGTTAACCCATAAATAATTCCAGGGGTTGTCCCTCCAATTATTCCTGGCTCTTCCAAAGAAACCAGGATCTTTTTCAGCGTCCATCCCGTTTCGCCGTAGATATACACACGCTTGGTATCGGTTTCAAAGACCTCATCCCCTGTATTCACATCGGTTGTCGGCTTAACGTCTGTCGAAAGGCCAACCCACCTTTTGGTTGCTCCGATGAGTCTCATTCTACTTCCTCCTTGCCGGTGCTGGTCCATGCGGCGTTGTTGTAAACGTACCAGTCACGGGTGTCAGACTCAAAGAAAGTGTCGCCCGTATTGACATCAGTTGTCGGCTTGGTATCGGTTGAAAGGCCAACCCACCTTTTTCTCACGATTCCTACCTGCTTCAGCGCCATGACCAAACCTCTCTCACTTCAGATCGACTATGAACAAAACGGTTATCCCGGCCGGTTTTATTGCAACTGTCTTCTCAGGAAACCAGGTTTCATTCCCGCTTACGATCTTGAAAGGAACCTTGTCCAGAGTCGGAACCCCTATTGCCGGGATAAGCGCCTGGAGCTTATCCGATTTCCCAAACGTTCCTTCCTGATTCTGGTTCGTCGGATTCTTCAAAACTATCTTTATGTTGTCGTATGTAACAGCAGTCTTTCCCAACGTATCCAATGTTGCATTATATGAACCCGTTAGAACTTCCTTGATAATGGAAACGGAAAGTCCATTCTTTTTTATCATCTTCTCAACATCTTTTTGAAGTTTGGACCAGTTCATACTCGTTTCACCACAACCATGCCAGAATCTTCGATAAGATTTTTCAAAAATCCTTTTATAACAGGGTAAACCGTTTGCGCCGGATTTCTCCCCTCATATTCAATTTCAATGACATCAACTTTCTGACGTTTTATTCCAACATCTGCCGATTGCTGGAGGACATCTTGTTCCTCAGATTCCTCATAAGCTGCTCGACAAACCGCCCGTTTAAGTCCCTTGGGAATCTCGTTGATATATACCTCGATCCCTGCAATGTAATTCCCTGGATTGTCGTCATAAACACAAGCCCTGGGCCATTCTAAGGGGTTGTCAACGGATGTTTTATACCCCTTAAAGTTGAACGTTTCGATGAAAGACATCCCCCGAATTATGGCTGACTCCTTGTTCGCTGTCGCCAGTGTAGCCCAAGAAGTCAAGCCATAATTCGAGCAAAACGTATCAACCTCAGCCACGGTCACGTAACTATTGGCTGATGCTGATGCAGCTGTTCCATCTTCGATAATGATGGACATCGTTCATTTACCTCTGAATAGCCGGTTTTGCCTTCGATTCGCCATGTCCGCCCAGGGTCTTCCCCGTTCCGTCCACGACATTCTTGCCCTCCGGAGGAGGATTGGCCCCGCCACCCGGAGTCGGTGCGGCAACGCCGGATGCGGTCTTGTTCAATTCAACTCCATCGACCTGCTCTGCGCTTCCTTCGGCTCCTGGATCTTCCTTCTCTGTCTGTTCCTCTTCAACAGGTACGGGTTTCTTGGGATCACGAGCCAGATATTTCCCACCCCGAATTGCCATCAAATGATCAATGGCGTGAATGAAAGAAACTGGTTTCCCGTCTTCCTTCCCATACGCTACAAATGTTCGTCTGACCTTCTTTTTATCCCCGGTTGCCATCTTTCTGTTCCTCCTTCTCGTTTTGTTTGATTTCTCTTTTGATGAATTTCACTGGAAAAGCGGATTCTGAAAGCTTCTTTTCCAAATCCGCCAAAATCTCCATCTTTGCTTCAGGCTTACATTTCTCACAAACTTGAAGAAATTTATTCAAATTGGCTGTCCCTCTCAACAGCTCAATCTCCACAAGTCGCTTCAGGATTAATGAGAAGACTTCTGGCCGCATGGAGAAAGTGAAAACGTTTTTCTTGAGCCTGAGCTGAGGATCGGCCTCATGTTTCTCATAAACGTCCACAAAATTCCGACCGGCACTATACTGCAAATCCTCATCATTTACCCACATCCCATATTCAAAAGCAGCCAGTGCAATATCGACGTTGCCCGGAAGATCCTTGACGGCTCTTTCCAACCAATCGTTGGTTTTTCCCTTGTTTCCTGACCGCATGTATTGACGAATCATCGTAAAATATATGGAATCATTGAATTTCTTAATGTTGGGCTTTTCTGTCCAATACTTCTCTCCCCATTCAGAAGATTCAACGGGCATTCCGTTATCAGCATATAATTGACACAGATAAAAGTATGGGGAAAAGTTGTCCATTTTTCCCTCTTCGATCTGTTTCATGAGCAATGTTGAAGTCCTTTCAAATTTCTCGGCTTTCTTTTCCGGAGTTAAATCATATCCATAATGCTTTATGGTAACCAAGGGGCAAAAAAGAGCCTCCCCCATAACCATTGGTTGATTATGGACAATCCCTTCGTAATGAATCTGTCCCCTTCGGAAAAAACGGGTGGTTGTGAAAGTCATTGTCGCCATTTCCTTATGAATATCCTTTAAGGCGACGGCGGATGCAGAAAGATTTGCAGGAATGGCTTCAATAAATTTGCGGAGCATCTTTGGAGTTGCGCCCTTTTCAAGACACAGCTCCTCATCCGCATCGATCACAAAACACCAACGACTTCTGGCATAAGATAAAGACTGATTGCGATGCTTAGAAAAATCAAATTCCCAGGGGTGTTCATAAATCTTGGCCCCGAATTCTCTGGCAATTTCCATTGTCTTATCGGTTGACCCCGTATCGACAACAATAATTTCGTCCACCAAGCCCTTCAACGAGGAGAGGCACCTTTTCAGATTCCCCTCCTCGTTCCGGACCATCATGCAGGCAGAAATCAGCTTCCCGGTCTTCATTCTGCTATCTCCTTTCGTTGTTTGTTGGCGCCCTCGCTCCACCCGCGCTTACCGTTTGGACAGGTAAGATTTGAACTCAATGTCGGCCTCATTGACCGTCCCGCCGAAAACGCAATATTCACGCAGCCAGCGATAGACGGTGCCCCCGAAATCGTTATGGAACGGGATGATGTATCTGCCGGTATCAACGGATGCCACTGTCGAATCCCCACCTAGGCGGGAGTGCTCGAACCCTGCTGCATTCTGGCCGATCTTCAGGCTGGCCAGACGGACGTGGGTGGTGAACGTACTGGTGCTGGAGCCTTCCAGGCAGATTTCAATGGTGTGGCACGATGCCGCCGTGGCCATGCCGGTGACCGCATCGATATCGATCACGAAAAGGCCAGGAGTGTATCCGCCACCTGTGTCAAACGTTTTGGCAACCCCATCCACCGTCCCTGCGGCAGATGCAGCGATTGCGGCCGATCCGGTATCGGACAACTTGCAATCCACATCGATGATCACTTTTCTGTTTCCCATCTCAAGACCTCCTTATCTTGAAAATCAATTGTTGTTGGTTGGTTCATCTCTTTCCGTGAGGATCGATCCTTACACGGTAACAGCGCCGTCCACGATGCCTTCCAGACGTGCCGCAGCCCTGGGGCGCAGGATTGCCAGGGTGATGTACCATTCCACTCTGGTCCGCAGAACCGGCTTGTCGTGCTGTTCGCCCAGATCACGAACATCCATCTCGGAATTCTGGAGGCCCATAACGCCGTTTTCCGACAGGCTCACGCAGTAGATGGACGTGTAAGCCGAACCGCCACCGGCCGTCGCGGTTTCACCGAAGGGCAAAATGTCCTGATTGTCCTCATCCTTATCGGCGATAAGGATCGGCAGATCACCGTACTTGGTAATGCGCCGCCCGAAGGCATCCACGTCATAGGCGATGAATCCGCCCACCGTGGTCAGTCTGGCTGCGGCTGACAACTTCCGCTTCATTGCCTTGTTCATGATGAGATGGGTCGGATCTTCCACAGCGTCGATCAACTCATCCAGTTTGGCCAGGGAGAGGGCGACACAGGTGGATGCCGAACCCGAAGTGACCAGCTGATCGCCCAAGCAACGGACCTGGAGACCATCGAACCCCTTTGGGTCGGTCAGAACGGAACCCTTGATGACCTGCTTCGTAAGGCTCAAGGTCAGCGCCTTGATCTTGAGCTGTTCCTGGGTTGACCTCTGGCTGTCACCGGCCGTCCGGACAAGGAAGATATCCACGTCCAGATCGCCACCGGCAATGGCCAGAGACTCGGTGACAGGATCGAATTCCCCGGTGCCCTCGTCATATCCCTCGTTCACACCACGGAACCCCACCGAAGGCAAGGTTTTTTCGCGGTTGAACTTCAGGGCATTTCCCTGGATATTCTCGAAGGGAAGCACAGCCATGATGTCGGAACCTCTGGCGAACAATTCCATCACCGTGGCCTTGAGGACTTCATCCCGCCCCATTGCGATTTTTGCCGACTCAACAAGATTCAAAGCCATTTCACTACCTCCTTATTTCGTTTCATTTGTCGTTTATGATCAATAAAAAATCCCGGAAGAATCTGATAGTTTCATCAAATCCCTCCGGGATTCCGTCTGTTGGCCTCCGGCCTTCGACTGCTTTTTTTTGCCTCTCATCCCCTCCGGAGAATCAAGACCTTATTGAAAGAACGTTGGATCAATTATTTCTTGGTCTGAGCGTGAGCCATGTTAAGGCGCTCGCTGGGCGGAAGTTTTGCAACTTCTTCCCTGGACAATGGCCCCTGATGAGATTGAGCGCCATTGTTTCCTTGTCCACCGCTTCCGGCCGAAGATTCGAAGAGAAAAGGTGCCGTTTCCATCTGGACGACGGCCCATTCATCGAAGGTCATTGCCGCTTTCCCATCCTTGCCATAAAGAACCTTGTCGCCTTCCTTGGGAATCGGTTTTCCATTCTCATCCAATGACCAGGTTCTGCGTCCCCGCGCTAGGATATCGTCCATTGCGCCCTTCCGGACCTTGCCGGCAACCGCCCTGGTAATTTCGGAGTCAATAAGGACGCTGGAAAGATGACCCTTGGTTTTGATAATTTCCTTGTCCTTCGTCTCCAGAGCAGTCCGCATTTCAGTCAGCTGGTTTTCATAAGCGGTTTTCATCCGCTCCGTTTTCTGTTCCACCAGCTTGTCGATTTCGCCGGCATCCATCAACTTCTTGTCTTCCAGCTTCTGGATCTTTTCCTGATATTCCTTGTACTTGGCTGGATCAACATCCTTGTACTGGTCCCGAACCTCCTTCAATTCCTTCAGAAGCTTCGTGTTGTTGTCCCGGAATTCCTTCAGCTTCGCGGCGGCATCCGGATCTTCTTCTGCCTGTAAATGATAATTCCCATCCCCTCCCAGCTTGTACAGTTCCTGTATCGGCTGGCTCAACTTGTCAAACTCCTCTTTGGTAATCTTCCACTTCATAATGCCTTTTCCTCCCCGGTTAAGGAATTTTATCAGATGATTATTCTATACTGTATTTTTTGACTGAGTAAAAGATATTTTTAATCATAACCAAAAAAAAAAATCCCGGAATAGATCCGGGATTCTCTTATCAACGATATGATTTGTTGGTTTATGCTCTCCGATCCTCTCCCTGATAAACTCCACCTTCATCAAAACAATCATCAGCCCCATATGGTTTTGAAAAAAATGGATATCTCCGGCGTTGATTCCGATATGAAGCAGATATCATAGTGGACCAGACTTCAAGATAGATTTCCGCTCTTTCATGATTCTTTGCTGATATAGCACTTTTGAAATTTGAATAATTGATATCCATCGAAGTCTTGGCCATATAATCCGCCCAGACAGTCGCCGGTAAAACAACCCTGTATTGATAATCAGTCCCTGCATCTTTCAAGATCCTGACGTGGATCTTGGTTTTCCTAAAAACAAAACGCTCCAGCCGCACGATGTCCATACGGAATCTGGAACGTATTGTCAATTCGTTTCTCTTGTCCTGACCTGGCTTTTGAACCACGCTGAAAAACCCATCCCGGTTAAACACCCACATTTAGTCTATCCTTTCTACCTCCTTTAAATGGAAGTCAATCATCAATAAACGTTTCCGCTTCTCGTCAAGGTCTGGAAACTTCGCCCGATACAATAACCACTCTTCGTAGCTTTCCTGCATCATGCCATCTTCTTCTGTAATGGGAGAGACTTCTGCCAAACGGTCTTCATAATCTCTGAAAACTCTTTTGTCTCCTTTTTCCTCAACCAGTAATCCAAGCTGATGATCCGAATGACTAGGAAGATCGATGCCGGCATCAAAAAAATAGTAATCCTTTCCAGAGAGATAGAGACTGTCAACAATCCTCTTCCCGATATCTTCCCCTTCCACTTTCAAACCAAGAGCCATTTCGTTTCTCCTTCTTTCTTTTGATATTATATATCCTGTTTTTGATTTATCATCAAAAATTATCGAACCACAATCACATCTTCCAGCTTACGTCCATCGGGCCATGTATTATATTTATGATTTTTCATGATCTGAATCATCTGGTCCTGAATCTGTTTGCTGCTAACGACCCATTTATCAAAACTCGGATCGAAGATAGAAATAGCCTGTTTGAAATTCGTCTCATTGGCATTATCCGAAATACGAACCCAATCCGCAATTGTTGATTTCCGATTCAGAACCGAAGTTCCTGTTGTCCTCCCATATGGATCGCCAGCAAAGGAAAGCGCATCAGTTCTTAACAAAGCTTCAGGCTTCCAAGCCATTGACCAATCTCCCTTTTCAACTTGGTAAATTGGTTTGATACGAGTGAAAAAATAATCAGCGCCGCCGCTATCTAAGTCGGTTTCTGGAGACCATCCTCCAATATCCATACCCTTCCGTAAACGTTCTGTGTTGGAAATCATCTCCCCGCCATTATTTAAGACATCCTCCAACGTCTCGGCTGGACCTTTTTCAATGCTCTTTACAATACGATACTCTTTTTCAAAATCTTGCCATTCTTTCCCATTAATATCGATATCCGGCCGATAATAATTCAAGCGCCCTGATTGAAATGTCGATGCAACCCCATCTGGATTATAGTATGGCGATTTTGTTATATCAAATCCAACCTTATCGGAAAGTTTATTCTGAAGAAATCTTACTGCTTCCGATTCTCCTGTTATGGCGTTTGCCTGAGATAAAATATCATGTCCAAAAGAATCATTTCGAGCATAAGCCACCTGCTTCAAATACATCAATTCCTGTTGAATCGGAGTGGTCTTCGCCATATTGATTCCTGTATTATCAGAAAATAGCTTCAAAGCTTTCTCAATATCTTCCGGAGACGATCCATCAGCAATAATCTGAACCCGACCATTCATGGCCCATGAAGAATTATTGCTCCAATAACGGATCTTTACACCATTATATTCTCCTTCATAAAAGTTCCGAATCTTATCAACTCCCTGAGCTCGGTCAAGAGTTTTCTCTGTTTCTTTCGCAAACCCTTTCCCAATTTCTTTCGCATATAAATTGCCACCTTCTTTTTTTACCAACTTCAAAGATGCCTTTTTTGTCTCTTCTGTTTTCTTTTCCATCAAGGAAAATCTTTGGAAGGCATCATGGATATCAGTATCATGAGCAATTTTCAATATCTTTCCTTCACCTAATTCAACAGCATCATTCAAAATATTAATCCATGGTTTATAGTGATTTTCAAAAGCAACAATATCTGTAACCGAATAACGACCTGACTTTTTAATGGACGCCAATTCTTTCCGATACGCGCTCAATGCATTATTTGCTCTAACGATATCTTTATCCCCTCTTAACGCGGCTCCATTTCTGGACTGCATTGCAATGCCGCGTAAGGCTTCCAATATTGGATCATGGATTTTTGCAATCTCATATTCTCCTTTGGAAGAAGCGCCACCCAAAATGGTTTTTATCTTACTTTCCGCTTCACCACGGATTTTGAAACTAATGCCGGCGACATCCTTTCCAGCCTTGTTCTTTTCGATCCAAATTTGAATCTGATGATCCTCGATATCCTCAACATCTCCTTTAATCGTATAACCATTAATCCGGGAATGCTGAATTGCTTTCATCTCTGCCTGAGTAATCGCTTTGCCCTCTTCTTGTGCCGGAGCGCTTTGCCCCACTTTAATATGAGGGAATTGTTGTTGAATATATTGCTTTCGCGCAATTAACGTGTCGGCCAATTCTTTCCGATCCATCGGAGAAGTTGGACCATACTCATTAACTAGATTTCTGATTTGATCATCGGTAATGGAAAGAACCTTTCTAGCTCCAGCATCCAACTCCACTTGAGTTATGTTCTTGAAGACAGCCGCCGCTCTTGAATTCTGCGACATACTCCTCATCGAATTCAATTCAGTAACTTCATTGCCGAAGTCCAAACCTTTCGGCAACCCCTGCGCCCGAAAGCGAAGAGAACCCCCAACATCGATCCGAACCCCCCTGGAGCCATCCTTAATCAAAAGATTATCGAAATTCTGGCCAACAACATCCCAATCTCCTAACCACGCATCAACAACAAAATTGTCCTGGATGCCGGCTCTGAACGTTCCGTTCTTTAGGACAGTCGCGCCACGGTCAACTCCATCCATAACCGTGGAAGCAACTCCTGTACGACCATTAACATCAATTAATTGAAGATCCGGAACCTCAACGCCGGCCGCTTGATATAACTTTCCAGCCAACACTTCGTTCCGCGCTACTTCTGTATTGTTAGGGATCTTGATATAATATCGTTCTGCAGGATTGTCGATAGAATGGTAAAAACCACCCTCATTTGATCCGCCCTGCTCTCCGTACTGGACCATGGAATTGAAATCGATTCCTGATGCCTTTTTGGTGGAAGAAACGGGAGAGACGATGCCCTTCTTGGCTTGTTTCTTTCCGATACTTTGCTGAAGCTTCGCCTTCTCCGCTTCGTTCAATAAATCATAAGCGGCCTGTTCTGCTGGAGCAACCTTTTTGCCATAAGCTATTTTGTTGGCATACTCATTGACGTAAAACTTTTTTGATGCCTCAAACTTGGCCTTTTGTTCCGGGATGGAAAGATCGTATGTCGTCTTGCCAAGCTTGATTTTGTTGGCAATAATTTCGTTGCCAACCTTATCTTCTAATTTGGTGAAAACATCATTATAAATTGTGGCCCAAGACTTTGACCCCTTGATGCCATCCAAATATTCATGAAAAGAGTTTGTCAATTTATGCCCAATCTCATATGGGTTTTCCGAAATGACTTTCGGATCTATCTTTAAAGCATAAAAATCTTCCATATTATTGATAGAATCTATTGGAACCTTATCCGCCAAATCTTTAAGCGTTGTTATCCTGTATTGAGATTTGACGGTTGCCCCTTCCTTCTTCGCCGTCGCAAACAAATTTTCAAAAGCGTTCTGTATCGTATCCCCTAGCGCCGGAAACATCTCCTTCGCCGTGGGAGACAGCTTGTCATAGACCGCCGTATATTTCCCTTGAACATCCTTAAATGATTTATAACCAAGATCGTTCAACTCCTTCAGCAAGATCCGTTCTGGAGAAATTGATTGCAATCCAATTGATTGTTCCATTAATTTCTTTTCCGTAGTTCCAAGAAGTTCTGATGGGATTTCTATTCCTTTATTCTTCCAAGAAACCATGTATTCTCTTTTAACAGACGAATCAAGAGATTTCCAAATTGAAATAAATTCATCTTTAAAATTAGAATCGATATTTGCCCAAGAATACTTAGCCTCCATCATACCAGAACCCATAGAAAAAGAATTAAATTCAGATTTACTTAAATCCGTCAATAACTTCCCGTTTAATTCTCCATGTTCAACAACAACCTTTTTATACTTTCCAGAAGATATAATCTCGTTCATCGTTTCTAGCCATTGCTTCGGCTTATTTTCATAAAGATCCTTCCAATCAATCCCATTTGTTTTTCCCCAGACCAAAGCTTCTTGTCCTTCTTTAGATATGTCAATTTTTGCTATTTGAGAATAATAATCTTTTTTTAGCACTTCTGCTGTCTTTTCTATTTGTTCAATCTTTTTGAGAGAGTCTAATTTATCAAATTTAGGATAATCTTTCTTGATCTTAACCAAAGCCTCCCCCTGTATAGACTCCTTTTCTATCGAATTAAGATATACATCCAATTTGGTATTATATTCATTCGCCTCTTTTATAATTGCTTCCATTTTCTTACCAACATCCATACTTTCAGAAATAGCTCCCGATTTTTTCAAGTTTTCGCTGGCTAATTTGGCATTCGGATTTTTGGCAATTAATTCTTCTAACGATTGCTTCCAACTATTCTCGGCAATGGCAATTGATTGTTTAATTTCTGCATAATCCGATAGAACGTTTTTTGTTAACACTTTATTTTTGTAAACGCTTCCCGCAACTGTACTCGGTTCGGCTTTGGCCCAATTGTCAATAGCTGTTTGCGCCTTATATTTCGCATTTGTTTCGATAAAAGCCTGTTTTTGAGCTGAAGAAAGGCTTTCCCAATTATCCATTTTCTTCAAATCCGCAAAAGCAGATTCGTAAAGGGATGGGTATTTCATTGCAAGTTCATTTAATGATTCTTCAGCCATCGCATCCTTGGTCAGAAGTTTAAGACCTTCCTTGATATCTCCCTTCCCTAGCTCCATTGCCTTCTGATATTTGACAATAAAATCTTCGGCGATCTTTTTATCAATAGCGACATTCAAAACATCCTTCAATTGATTAATCGGAACCAGTTGAACAGCTTCTGATTCCCATCCCATCATCGTTGGCGTCCCGCCCGTCTTAACCCCAATATAGTATCGAGTAACCGAAGTGGTTTTTTTATAGTCGCCCAATAGTGCCAATGGTTCTGCTTGAAGGCCAGTTTCCTCAAAGACCTCCTTAATGGCCTGTTTCTGGAAGGAGGAAATGCCAGTTGGCATAGTTCCTTTTGGAAACGTGTTTTTATAGCCACCAAATTGATTCTTTGGCGAGCAAAGCCAAACCTTTCCCGTCTCCTCATCAATTACAATCATTCCAGCCGATTGTTTATAGCCTTGAAGGGATTGAAATGGCATGGCAAGATCGGTATTAACATCCATTTTCAACTTGCCATATTTTGCTGGAACGTCTTCGGCCAGATGAGTCTCCGCTCCTTCTACCGGCGTATAGATCCCAGCGGGAATCTTCTGACCTGCTTTGAATGTAACTATTTCTTCCGGATCTGCAATATTTTTGATCAGCTTCGCTTCTGCTCGGGCAATCTTCTGTGCCTCCACAGTCCTCTGCATTTCAGCCCAATATTGCTCCCATCCGCCCTTCTCCTTAACAAGAGCAGAAACAGATTTAAAAGGCAATGGCGATAATGAAACGTTGTTGAAAAATTGATCTGCGCTTCTTGCCTCTAGGGCATATTGTTTAACCTTGTTCTCAAGAACAACCGCCTTTTCCGCAAGGATATCCCCCATGCTGGCTTGCAATTCTTTTATGGTCAACTCCCGCCCAGCATTATTGATAAGATCGGCCATGTCAAGTTTATTTTCTTTCCAAAGCTTCCATTTTCCTTGTCCCAAGATTTCCTTTTGGACATCTTCTGGTTCAAATTTTATCCAATCGTCATAGGTTTGAAGTCCGGAAACAGGGCCATTCATTGATGCCCTTTCTCCGATTGGAATATTGGCATCTAATTCCTTGATCACCTTTTGCGGCAATGGAGATTTTGCTCCAACCAATTCTGCGTAACTCTTTGTAATTCCTACCAAACAACTTCTGCAACCCCAGTGAAATGGTGGTCCTCCCTGTATTGGATACGGAATTTTATGACCAATTGGTTGAAAATCAAGATCGTATCTTTTCCCATCCAAAGCGCTGCAAAGCAAAGTCGTTCTATCGTCTAATGTAGCAACGATTTCATACCCATTCAAAACGTCGGAATTGGCCTTTAAAGTCTCGTGCCTAACTGCTCCAGCAACTTGCATAACTGACGTTCTTGTAAGCGCCGCCGCTTCCCGTTTGGTTACACTCATCACTCCCGGCGTCAACTTCGTTCCGCGGACACGACTGATTAACTGCCCAACAGATTCTCCCTGAACCATTCCGATCTGAAGCGCTTGGGTTCCAGCAGCCATTTGGGCGACCAATTTGGATTTTGCAGTATCTTTTTGCTTATCCCACCATGCTCCGATGATGTTGCCATCAATCATCGTATTTTGAACAATGGCAGTAACGTTTTCAGGGGTCAAGGTTACTTGAAATAGATCGACACCTATGGCCTTATTTGTGGCAGAAACGACATTGGAAGCTTGTGTATGGCCTACCTGTAACAGTTCCCCCAACGAGGTCTTTTTGATGTCTTTAAACGAGGAATCCAGAATGGCAGAAATATCCTCATTAAGCTTCTCTAGCCGAGCAGCTTTCCATTTGGTCATTGTTGGCGCTGTCGGATCGTTTTTGGCAATCGCTGCAACAATCTCCGATTGAGCAGTATCAAGAAGTTCAACAACTTTCTTGGAAAGGTTGATAGAATACCGATTCAGATTGACCTGATCCTTAATCGCTGCTGATGCCAGCTTATTTGGAATGGTTTTGTCAGCCATCTTAGTCTCCTATTTGATCACGGTATTTTCTCCAGCACCTGGATTTTCTCCCGGATTCTCAAATTTAGCATTCTGCTTTCCCTCAGCTTCGATTCTGATCTTTTCCTCTTCAATCGTTCGACCTGGGGGAAGGATTTCACCAACCTGCAACTGATACAGAAACGTATCCAGAGACATGCCGCCAGCTTGCCAAGATTGAAGAAGCGCCGTGATTTCCTGAGCCGAAAGCTTCTGTGCCACAAACTCTTTATTCAAGGAAATCTTGGCACCACTTTCTTGTTGTCCCGTCCATCGGGCAGCAAAATCGAAAGCTTTCATAAATCCTTCTTGGACGCTGTTCACAATTGTGGAAAGAGTTGCCGAATCGCCACTGGTCTTTAATTTTACTGTCTCAAAAGCTTCGGCTGCTTTCTTCTGCTCCTCGATTAAAACCCTGGCACCCATAACGGCCATCTGGCTTTCCAAATCAGATATAGCCGTCTTAACAGCAGCCAACCCCTGCCCTGTAAATTCAAGAAAACCGCATTTGGCGCTTTCATTTTCTGTGACCCAAGCGCGATGAGCACCAATAAACAATTGGGCATTTTTATCAAACCCACAAGCATACGGCGTAGGGATGGCGCAATAATGAAGACCATGGTAATAGTCCACAGTCAATTGCCAATGCTTCACATTGAGATTTGCTAGATCCATCAATGGAGGGGAGCAAGGCATCGGAGTATTAGAGACAGCTCCCAGGAAAACGAATGGAATATAATCAATCCGTTTCCCCAAAATCTTTGGTTCAATTACTTCTCCCGATTGCTGCCATGTCTCCTTTGTTCCCGCCTGAACCTTCCGATAGATCCGAACACGAAGGAGCCCATATGTCTCTTCCTTGGTTGTATCCAGATCCATCACCCGGATCTGTTGTACAGATTTTGTTCCAAATTCATTCTCTGGATCTGTTTGTGAAACGACTTCCAAAAGGGAAATCATCGTCAATCGATTTCCAGACCATCTAAAGTTGAGAATTGAGTCCGCTGTATATAGAGCAAAATATGGCAGTTTAGATTCCCCTTCTCGAATTTCCTCCTGTGGGGGAAGATCCACCAAAATGCCATGGTAAGCATATTCAATAACCTTCTGAATACATACCCTGACAACTTCATTAAAAGATTCGTGTTGGGGCGTGATGTCTGAAAGCATCGGTTCCAATTTTCCTTGAATCTTTACTTCAGGATCTTTCCGGATAATCGCCCCGACCAATCCTTGAACTGTCCGGGAAAAAACATTGTAAAATGTGCCCCGGTTTTTGTATTCTTCATACTCAGCTGGAGTCTGTCCAGAAAGTTTGGGCAATAACGACTCGCCCAATTCTTTGATCTTGGCTTCTCCACCTGTTAAAGCAGTAATTTTAAGCCAATTCCCTTCCTGTGATTTATATCCAATCCCTTTCGTGTCCGGCCGGTTTTCCGTACCCTTTGAGCTTTTATTACCATCTACCAGAGCAGACTTCTTCATTGTAAATCCTCCTTAGAAAATCCCCGGACTATTTTTGATAACTGCTATTTTTGTTTCTTCAATTCCCATTCCAGACAAACGACATCTAGCAGCGACTTCTGCCGCTTTTAGACTCAAAATGACCAACTCAAACAGAATCTTATATGAAAGATATTCTCCATTGACTGGAGAATGGCCAAGCATCGGAGGAACGTCAGGATATATGGAAAAACCATTTCTTTTTAATTCAACATAATCAAAATTTCCCCTCACATTAATGATCTTGAGGAATGGGTTTTCTCTTACAAGCTTGGCTATATTCCCAAAATCATATCTTTCATTGTTGACGAAATCAGCGAAAATAACAGCATCAATCGTCTTATAAGATCCATCCCAATCAGAAGTGTGGCCATTGATACTCCATACAATATCGATTCCAAGATTGTTAAACACCTGGACCACATATCCACCAATTTGAGAATCTGTTATGATAAGGAATTTCTCATTCCATACAGCCATTCCCGCTTCGAATAACAACTTCAAGATCTTAAAGCCTACAGATAAGAGAAGGCTGGATTCATCGGTACCAACATAAAGGATTTCTTTTTGACGACATGCCTCCAGATCAACGTCTTTCTCCCGATATTCGAATGGCATCATCATCATTGGGATAACAGCAGTGGGTTTCATTCGATTAATGAAATACGAATCGATTGGGCGAACCTTTCCTGAATTCATCACAATGTCCGCTTCTCCCGCTCTCGGAAAACGAGGCATGACCCAACAGATCTGATCTTCTTTTTTGCCAATCAATTCTTTTGCCAACTGACAATCGGCAGCATCGGAAGAGGATAACACTGGAGAATAGGCAAAAACCTTGTTCGCTCCTGCCCAAGCCGCAATTAATGGAACAAATAGATATGGTCCATTTGCCCATTCCGTAAAAACGCTTAAACCGGCCAAATTCAGGCCGGTCTCAGCGATCCGTTTCTGCGCATACCTTTTCATCTCAAAAGGCGATATCTTATCCATCTGGAACCTCCGTCAAGAATTTGAAGATGTCTTTTCTTTGTCTGGTTAAGATTTCCAACAATATTGATCCAACACCAAACTCAGACATATTTCCATTCCATCCCCACTTCTCGATACCAGAGATATTATCTGATTTTGCGTGTCGTTTAAAGATATTATAACGCGCCATCGTTAAAGAATTCAAAAAAATGTGGATTGGATGGAAACACATGATCTGGATTGGATTGTCTGCTCCAACATCACCTAACATCCAAGCATCGTCAGCCCAGGTATAGGGAATGCGCCAAATAGTCTTATCCCCATATTGCTTCCGATATGGTCTGGCATTCGGATGATAAACACTACTATCAACCAACAACCCCTTCATGGCAAATAGCTCCGCCAATTCCGCGGACCAAATCATGCCGTGAGTCCTGACGCATTTGGCCATAGGGAAGATGGCCAATAGGTTATCCATAATGGCCAAATGATTCTTGCCTTGCGTGCTCCCCGCACGAAAATTGGGGTGAATTCCGACCTCGATTAAAGGGTGCTCCGATAAGCGCCGGAGCGCCGGAGAATCGTGAGTCATGAACCATGTCGATTTGGTTCCAAGCGTCTCCAGATATCCAAACGTTTTTTCAATAACCGGATCTTGTGCCCAATCGGTATCAAACGTAAGGATCGCGTTACTCAGCATTCTGATCTTCCCTCTTTCTTCATCAATCTTCTTCTGTTGGAATCAATAACCATCTCTTTCTTAAAATCGAACAAGCCTTGTCTGTAATCGTATCGGGGTGACCATCCCAATTTGCAGACAGCCTTGTTGATGTTGAAAATACAATTCTTCTTCCGAACCTCTGGAAGATCCCTCCGATAGATAATTTGAGGAGTCTTGAGAGGATTCCCAAACACTTGAATGATCTCCTTCACTTCATCTTCAATCGTATAACCCATCCCGGAACCAATGTTGAATGTCCCGTGTTCCTTGGATTTAAGCGCCGCAACGAAAGCTGAACAAACGTCTTTGATATATATCATGTCCCGCTTCGTTGATGGAGGATCGCCCCAAACCTCGATATCTTCTCCATCAATCGCTTTCCGAATGAACTGATGAAAAGGCGAATTGTAATGGGTATCCCGCGATCCATACCCCCTGATATTGGAAAGGCGCAGCGAAATTCCCTGAACAACTCCTTCTCGATCATATGCTTCCACCATCTTCATGGCCGCGATCTTAGAAGCGATAAACGGGATGGCGTTATGCGCCGGATCAAAGGAATTGGTCCCAAAGACGCAATAGTCCTCGTGTTCGCTTACGAGGGGGAACGGCGACTTGTTTTGATCCGAATGGGTCATGGCATAAACGATTTTCTTGATCCCGGATCTTCGGCACATCTCCAGAACATTGTATGCCCCGAAGGAATTGACCCGGAAATACTCCTGGGCATGGTGACCATCGATCATAAGCAACGCGGCCAGATGGACAACCGCATCAGGTTTGAACTTTTTGTCTTGAAAAAAAGAATCAATGCTTGATGGATTTGTAACATCCAATTCTTCCCGACCTGGAGTCATTACTGTCCAACCTTCTGCCGTAATGGCCCGGACAAGATATCTGGCAATGAATCCATGTCCACCTGTAATCAAAACTTTCACTTTTAATCCTCCTCTTCTTCCAAAAATCGAAATGGGATAACATAGAAATATGGCCAACTCCGCAAACACATTTGTCTCGATAGACCAACGGGAACACCTTCATACATCCGCGTGTAATATTTGTAAGTGGTCCGGATCGCACCGAATTGCTGTTTGAAATGAATCACGCCATCCATCCCCTCCGGGAGCGATCCGCCCCAATTCCAATACCGACAACCCATTGAAGACGCATTATAGAAGGCGTAATAGATCAAAGGGTGTAACGGATTCTGGGAACGGTATTTCAATGATATTGCTGGCGTCATATAATCCACGGTCTTGTTATAGAACTTGATTAGAAGACATGCGGCCGGATCGCCATCCATCAATGAAACAGACAATGAATAATCCTTCCCTGCTTCGAACCTATCCCGGAGGATATCAAACTCAGCCATCTTTATTGGCGCTCCAACAGCCCCCATATTTTCGGCATGCATCTGTTTCAGCAATTCAAAATCTTCGAATTGATTATACCGGATTTGGAAACGATCCAGAGAAGTTTTTATTTGATTGCGCACCTTCTGGTTTATCATTCTCATAAACTTAGTATTGTAGTCTTGATTCATCGGAGGAATTAACGACCGCATCCCAACTCGTTCATCAATCATTAACTCCTCGAAAATACCTGTTTGTACCATCAATTCTTCCCAGGATCGGTAGAACTTATCATCCCAAGGAGGAGAGATAATAGTTGCAGAGAAACAATCATATTTACGCGCCAAGACATAATAAAAATAATTGATCATCATAACCTTGACACTATTAGACGTTGCTATTACTCCCGGATTTGATCCGAACCATGGCATGGAGTTCAAAACATTTCCCCTTTTGGAACGGGAGACGAAAGCCGGCAAAGCACCAACCAATCTCTTCTCTTCATCATATGCAACCAGATAGGTTGGAAAACAAGCTGGTCCATGGCCGCCAATTCCTTCGATCTGACGGCCGCTAAGAAGACATTGAAGAAACTTCCGAAACTTCAATGAGGCATTGAACATCGATGTATCAAATGAATTGACAAAATTGATCCAATTCAGTTCGTCTTCCGGCCGCATCTCTCGGATTTCCATTTTATCTCCCCTTCTGCGAAACGTACCATGCAATGGTTCTATCTAACCCTAATTTCATCCCAATCCTATGCTCAAACCCCAGAACGTCCTTGGCCTTCAAGATGTTGGCGATATGCCGCATAACGTCTCCCGGCCGGGAAGCCTGATGTTGAATCTTTTTTGTTGTATACCCTTGACCATGCATTAAACTAACAATCTCCTGGACCAGCCAGAGGATCGAAACATCATGCCCGGAAGCAACATTGATTATCTCTCCCTTTACTTTGCAAGGATACATTTCGGCCATCATAATCGCTGCTCGAACGGTATCGGCGACATAAATGTAATCCCGCGTCTGATGGCCGTCGCCGAAGATAACCGGCGCTTTCCCATCCAAGATCCGATTGATGGTTAATGGAATTATCCCAGCATAGGAACCCGCGTTCTGGCGCGGACCATAGTTGTTAAATGGTCGAATGATTGAAATGTTGCAGCCGAAGGTCCGGACATACGACATACAGATCAAATCTCCAGCCGCCTTGCTGGCCGCATATGGCGTGGACGCTTCCAGCGGGTGCTTCTCGCACATGGGTTCATATTGAGCTGTCCCATAGACTTCCGAAGAGGAGAAGTGGATCAAACGTTGAAATCTCCCCTTCCAAAGTATATAACAAAGATTGTTAACAATAGCGACATCTGCATCAATATTTTGACGCGGTTGAGTTAGTGATTGCGGAAGAGGCAAGACGGCAAGATTGAAAACAATCTCTGGAGAAATACGTTTGATAAACCCAGACAGTTCCATCAAATCACAGGCATCTATCTTTGCAAATGGAACTGCATCTGATAAAAAATTCCCTCTGGTCCATGAATTCATTGCGACAATCTCTTTGGGAAGGTTTTCCAACTTCCCTAAAGACAAATCATCGACAACAGAAACCTTGGCACCAACTGCCAACAATCCATCAACAAGATGCGATCCAATAAATCCCGCACCCCCAACAACTAGCACTTTCTTCCCGGATAGGCTTTCCATATCACCCCCCTACATTTTAGTCTGAAGTTATTATACCGTGGATGAGGGTTTTCTTTGAATTTAATCGATTTTGGACGTGGATGGGATTGAATGGGGGAATATTTTTTATACCTGAAAAAATCACACAATCTCATTAACTCATGAAATGAAATGCCACTATAAGAAAGAGAAAAGCTGCCCAATATTGAATCATTGGCGCAATCTTCATCTCCAACAACACTACATGTTGCGGGATAATATGGTGCCATATTATCAATCTCCCCAGACTTGATTCTGCGGATCTACGAAATGATGGAACATTCCCTGACCCACCATTTCGGCATCGGCGAAGATTGGCCCCATTCCCGGTTCATCCAGCTGCATCTGGACGCTGATCAATTCCGTATATTCCACGATCCGACCGTCAACCAGTTCCGCAAAGGTCCGGTCCCGGCCTTCGTCCCTGAGCTTGCGCCATTGAAGCTTCGAAAAATACAGATCCCCCGTAATGTCCACCTTCGATCTTACCACACCCAACTGAACTCCTGCCATCGTCAATTCCCTTTCCCCGTTATCCCCAGATTGTTGACCACAAGATTCTGAAACATTGGCAACGATATCGCGTTGTCAAACAAAAGATCTGAAATGGGAAATGTTGCCCCTTTTCGAATATATTTCTGAAACAGCGGCTGACGATGGCATGCATAAGTTCCAATCCCCGTCTCCATTCCCTGAGTACCAAACCACTTGATTGCTTCGTCCCTGTTCCAGTTCTTTAGAAGGCAAACGAAAGATTGATACGCATGCCGTTTATTGGCAAGCGCTACCGGAGGAATGATTTCAAACTCTCCTCCATCTGGCCGCAACCAAGTCGCTGCTTCGATAATCCTCCGCCAGTCGTTTGCGATCTTCTGACGTTCTTCAATAATTGAATCCAGCCGGCGCATCTGAGCCACACCGATGGCTGCGGTCAAATCGCTCATTTTGAAGTTGAATCCCATCTCCGTGAAGGAAGGGACAGCCCCCCGGCCATGAGCATCTTCTATGCCAAAGTTTGAGGCTTTTCTGACATAGTCTGCGATGGCTTTATCGTCAGTCGTAATAAAGCCGCCTTCTCCGGTGGTCAAAACCTTCCGGGCATGAAGAGAGAAGCAACCAACGTCGCCCAATTTCCCAGCCGGAAATCCGAAGTGTCTGGCCCCCAGAGCGCAAGCCGCATCTTCGACCACCTTCAAGCCAAATCTCTTCGCCAATGAGGTAATGACCTGAATGTCAACCATCTGGCCAAAGAGGTGGACCGGGATGATGGCCACAGTCTTGTCCGTAATCTCACGGGTGATCAAATCGATATCGATGTTGTATGTCCTTTCGTTCACATCGACAAAGACCGGCTTCAACCCCGCCATGATAACCGCCAGCGCCGTTGCCGGGAAGGTATAGTCAGGCACGATGACCTCCGATCCCTTCTTGAACCCGAAAGCCATCAGGGAAAGGTACAGTGCCGCAGTACAGTTGGAAACCGTCACAGCGTACTGACACCCCGTCTCGGCACAAATCATCGCTTCCAATTCGGCGCACTTGGGTCCGCGGGATACCCACCCCGAAACCATGACCTTGCGAACCTCCTCAAGATCATCAACCTCGAAATATGGTCTAGCTAATGGAATCATATAATCATCCTCCTTTCGATTGCAAAAACCATTCTTGTCGCAATCCTCTTCAGAAACTCCAGCCCGAATAAGACTGCCCCGATCCCTACATGAACGAATTGAAATATCAATACCCATCGGATGGGCCAATAAAAGCTTTCTTCCATCGCTCAACGATGCTCTCATTGCAAGATATTCTTCCCCATGCTCCCCCAGACACGCACCAAGATCCTCCAAATGAAGAATCTTCGGCTTCATGATTTCTCCTCTTTCGCATTGAACACATGGCAAAATGATCCGCCGCGCTGGATTCCCAATAACCCTCCATCCAGATGGGATATCCTCTGTCACAATTGTCCCAGCTCCAATCAGTGCCTTCTCTCCAATCACAACGCCTGGAAGAATTACAGATCCAGCGCCGATAGAAGCGCCTTGCTGAACCAATATCTTTCCCCAGCCATCCTTTCCCTTCGAAGGAGGATATTTGTCATTGGTAAAAACGCAGCCCGGCCCGATAAAACAATCATCTTCGATTGTCACGCCTTCTGGAATAAAACAATGAGCAGCGATGCGAACGCAATTGCCGATAACAACTCCAGGACCAATCTCAACGAAAGATCCGATATTACAATTGGCGCCAATGATACAATTGCCATAAATATTGCAAAGTTTTGGATGCCAGATTTTTGTTGTTCTATGAATCCATGGTCCGAGAGGATCATATGATGGATTGTAGCTAGTATTGATATGATTGAAAGGAAAAGGAGGGTTGTTCATATTATCGAGTCTCCATTTTATGGTTCATAGGAAAGGATTTGAACCTTTAATGCGCTGGTTTTGGCTACAGTTAAGATTGGTGGATTTCACGGTCGTTCTCATTTATGGTAGTTTAAACCTATGGGTTGCTTGCCATATTTGATCTATCACCAATCTCATATTATATAAAATTGGTCGAGGCGGCAGGATTTGAACCTGCGACATCTTGCTCCCAAAGCAAGCGCGCTACCGGGCTGCGCCACGCCCCGGTTTAAAACAATGCCTTCCGGAGGTAAAGTGTTTCAATCAATAATAACTCCTCCGGAAGGCCAAAGAACATCGTCATAATCCCCAAAAGGTGCGTATGGCCGCCGCCTCTAGTTAATCATTGGTCGATCCTCCATATTCAAGTTGCTTATAATGGCCCTTTTTGATCATTTCATTCCTGCTTTTATTCAACCGGATAAAGATATTATACCCTGCTTTTCTGTTTCTTAATAGATATTTTTCGCCCCAATAAAACCATTCTGTTGCGCTTGACGATTCATTATCAAATCAATCAGGTACATATACCTCTTGATGATCGTGCGTGTATTGAAATTGGTGTAGGCAAAATCCTGACTCTCCTGACTCAAGAGGAGTCTCTGCTGAAAATCCATATGACAGATTTCCCAGATCTTCTGTTTCAACGTTTCTTTCTTGATATGGATCGTCGGTGATTCCGGATACATGGAGAGAATCCACGGATCAAGACAACTCATGACCAGATGACCCATCAGCATCGACTCAATTCCGGAGATGCCCCATGCTCCGTGAAGACTGGTGAAAGTGACCCAACTGGCCCTTTTCCGATCAAGGCAAGCTTCGTTCTTGATCCCCTGGATAACGTCCAATTCAACCTTCTCCCCTTCCGCCCGAAGTTCATCAACCGCCTTTTTCAGAAGATCATACCTCTTCAGCGGCGATCCAGCTGACCCACAACAGATCCTGACCGGCTTTCTATCTTCCATAATGGAAGGGTCAATCCCCGGCAAGTCGCAAAACGGCATATCCCCATACCGTGTAAAGTATGATCCCAAATGGTAGAAAGCACCGGGAAGGAGAGAGGCAATGGACCAGTCTGTGCCGGCGATCGCTGCGATTCCAGAATTGGCATGAAATTTGGCAATCTCTCCCGGATTGTTTCGCAACTCTGATCCATAGTATTTGATACAGCAATTGTCCTTCGTAATGATCTTGTTCCAATCGATTCCCGGCCATCCGATAATACCCCGGCCAAAGTGGAAGAAATCGCACTGCTTCACCCATGCAGTCGCTTCTTCCATCGCTTCCTTCGTATTGACAATAATGTCCCTATCATATGACAGGAAATCGTCTGTTCCAATGATGCATCTGGCCTGATGCGGAGTGTACTTGTTGATGGCCCTCATAAGCGCCGTTGGCTGTCCCGCAATATTGTAGTCGCTGATGATTGCTATCTTCATAAAAATAACCTCCTCAATGCCGAATCAAATATGGCATCAAGATGTTCGAACGCGGAAATGGCACCCAATATAATCAAGCACCATTTAATGATTTTGCCCAATCCGCTGCGAAACGTCTTGTGAGTCATGAGCGAACCTTCCCTTTCGAAAGACGCATTGGCCAATCATGGATCATTGGATCGCATTTTTGATCCACGCCCCTAAGATTCATAAATTCTTTCAATGCTTCTACCATTGGCGCCGCATTACTGGAAGAGGAACAAATCAATTTCTCTTTGCGGGTGGTTAAAAAACCCGCAAAGTCGAATAAAACCCCAGATACAACATGGTCCAAAGATTCTTGACTCATCTCTTTCTCCTTTTCATTTATACCCCGAACCACCGGAGGATCTTGATAAGCATGTTGAGTAAATCCAGAACTGTCTGGACTATGCCAACAATGACCAGATATGAAATGGCCATCTTGACACCAAACTCTTTCCAGGCAACCCACTTTCCCCGAACCTGCTTAAACTTCACTCTCAACTCAATCTTCATTTCATCACCCCATTCATCTTCAGGATAATCTCCGTGATCCAGGACGGCCACCATTTATGGAGAAGGATAGCGTTGGGAATAATACAGTGTCCACCAATATTGCCAAGAGGAGCATGAAGAATATAACGCTGGTATTCTGGAACCCCCATGGCGCGATTCAGAGCATTGTAGTCTGAATCATACTCCATAATCCGATCATAATCCATCCCGATCATTTTTGCAGCCTTCCGGGATTGACGCGCAAACTCAATTGCCAGCCCATAAGCAGCGGTGGATCTGAGCTTCAAATATTCGGTTTGGCGGCTATCTTCCAACACTTTGACTTGAAACCCGACTTCCTGAAAGAACCAAACCGCCGTTTCATCCTGCGGAGCCATCCAGCGGGGCCAATGGAACATATAGCTGGCCATATTGTTGCTGTGCAGCGCCTCTATCGGGGAATGCACAGCGCCCAACTTTCGGCAAGTCCCCACCGGAACGGTAGAAAAGACGATGGTGACGATTGGCAAAAATCTCTCCTGCAATTTCTTAACGTCTTTTACAAAATTACTGGACCATGGAATGGCGATTAACAAAACCTCATCGCGGAAGGAAAAGCTGTCCACCACATATCCCTTCACCGGATCGTGGAATCGAAGAGAATGGATATGTTTCATTGAATCAAAAAGACAATGGCCAACTTCTCCAGCGCCAACAATAATGCCTTTCATCTATCGTCTTGCCTCCTGAGTCTGAGTCTTTGATAACACCTTTGTCATCTCCTTCTCTGCTTGTTGTTCCTGGCGAATCCGCAAACAGATATCAAGGAGACCCTTTCTAGCGACCAGCACCACAGCCCAGATAGCGACACAACGGGCGCAGAAAGATCCGAAGACTTCCTTGACTCCAAAGAATGGAATGATGTGGCGCGGATCGGAAACTGCCGCCACTGGCGCTTCGCCCTTCTTTTTAAGCTTCGCCTTCTTCTTGGCTTCCTCCACCGCTTCCTTGATTGTATTGAAATTGATCATTGGCTGGAAATAGATCCGGAGAGGGACCGATTTGCTGTTCAAACAACGTGGGCATGAATCTCCATCAAACAATTCGTCGCAATCCAAGCAAATCTTGGCTGTTGATACTTTCATCGATCAAATCCTCCTTAACAGAATAACAGGGAAATCAAATCAAGTCCCGGTCTTGACTAAATTATAACCCTGCTTTTGAAGATTCGCCGATTTTATTTGTCCCTCTTGATTGATGGCTTAGCCGCGGGGATAAGCTCCAGCGCCTGATCCACCAGACCCGCCAGCGCCGGAATGGTCCCCGTTGCCTCTCTGGCCATATCCTCGAAAGTGTTGTTGGGTTTCTTCCTCAGCGCGTTCCACTTCGCCACCGCCGCATCCGCCGCTTCCTTGATCTTCCGTTTCTCCTCTTCCATTTTCATTCCTCCATGATTTTCAAAATTTTGTTTTCCCATTCAAATGTGTATACAACCGCAATCCCGGCGTTGATTATCATTCTCGAACAGAGAAGGCATGGCTTGGCACAAATCAAATTTCCTGACACCATATCCTTCCCAACCAGATATAGCGTTGAACCAATGCACCGTTCTCTTCCCGCTGCGATAATGGCGTTGGATTCGGCATGAACGCTGACGCAAAGCTCATAACGTTCTCCCGGCTTCGCACCAACCTCGTTCCGTTTACAAGTATGAATATCACAACAATTTGTCTCTCCCCGCGGCGCTCCTGTATATCCAGTGCTGACAATTTGATCGTTTTTTACGATAACAGCGCCGTAATTCCGTCTAATACAAGTGCCACGCTCCAGAACAATCGTGGCAATCCGCATATAATATTCGATCTTGGATGGTCTCATTTGTTTACCTTTTCAACGTTCTTTGCCTCGATGGCAAATTCCGCGTAAGTTGATTGATGCATCCTCCTGCCCCAATCCTCATCTTCTTCCATCGGGTGCGGCTCCATTGAACACAACATATCAATGCCACGGATCATAACGCAAAGAATCTTGTGAGTTTTCTCGTTCCCTAGCTCTGGCGGTTCATATTCTGGCTGTGAATCCCACGTTCCACTACTCCATCCGCCAGAATAATAATTGCCTGTCTTCACAATGAAAGAATCGACCACTTCAAGGATCGCACCTTTTAGGTGTGGTTTATCTGCGGTTATAATCCGCCTTTCCCGGCCACCAAACCCCTTCTGCTTGAGATATGCATAAGCCACCCCTCTCATGATTTCCTTATATTGTTTGGAAGCGGTTAGATCAATCTCCTGCATCATTAGCAATTTGAATCTGACCGGATTTTCCTCTTTGGGATCAACTCCATTGTTAAAGACTTTTCGAATCAGGCGCAGAACGTCCTCTTTATAGATCTGTTCCACCTCCTTAAATGCCCCAAAAAGAGACAGCGGATAGCCGCACCTTACATATGTTAGCGGTTCTATGACCCGTACCCTGTCCCCAACCCTTATGATGTCTTTACGGCCCATTTTTCGATCCTTTCACTGAACCGTAATTGGCCCAGCTGAATTCTGTTTTTCTTCCAAATATACATCGATGCTAATCGATGGGCAAATAATTCCTTTTTTCCCACTCCGAACATTAAGCATATCAAGCAGCTTTTGCATTTCCTCTCGGCAATGCTGGAATTGTTTCTTTAATTCCGGATCGGAGATAATCAGAGATTCCATCCAATAAGCTTCTTGTTCTTCTTTTGTTGACAATGTATTTACTCCTTAATATGCCATTTATCTCGATAAGCGATTTCCAACTTGACAAGATCATAAAGGTCTTTGAATTTCTCCTCGAACCATTCCTGTTCCAAGATCCAATTCAGATACGACTTCGGAACGTCACAGATCAAAACATCTCTATGCGCTCCGAAGGGGAATGGTTTATCTTCATAGGTCCGTTTGTACTTTGGATCAATTTCCACCTTTCTCCTCCTTCGCGGTCAGCGTCTGGGTTGCATAAACTGTTCCAAGATCCTCTCCCTTAAAGGATCTAAGTTTTGCCCTCATATTAACTGGTTCCCCATTCTTATCGAATTCCCAAAATGGTTGAACATATCTTGTTCCCTCAACAATTTCCAAATCAAATGTTCTCTTCACTTCACCAGATACGCCGTAAAGAGAAAGTTGAAATGTAACGGATTGGGGAGCCAATGGAATAACAACAGGCGGAAGAGAATAAGTCAATTTAACAAGGTTGGCCCTTTTCCGTATCCGCAAAAACAAAATAAATATCAAAAGATACAGAATAAGCCACAAAGACATCGTTTGAAATTGATCCATTTCAATTCCCTCCTATGAAAAAAGTGCAGTTTGCATTCCGTGTAAGATTCCCTTTTCATCCAACCAAAGTGACTTTAATTCGGCATCATCTTTTATAACCCAAACTCCATCTATCCTAACGTCATAGTGAAGAGCCTTCCCTGCGATCCGAAAACGACAAACGCAACGGCCCAATCCACCCTTGATAAACTCTCCTGGATATATTTCAAGCCATCCTTGTCGGAGCAACCACCATTTGATCTGTTTTGATGTCATTGGGTCTTCGCCCAATTCGTTGTGACATCTCTCTCGCTTTCCATATCAATCTTCAAATCGGATCGTAAAAGCTGTTCAACAGATCCATCCGGAAGACGGACCCAGACTTCATCGTCTCCACAATAACAAGATACCTTTACCAACCTCCCAATGAATGGATGTCCTGGCTTTATAATCTCAGCGATCCGATAAAGAATGTCTGTTTTTAATGGCACAATAAACGCCCCATCAAATTATTTGGATTGGGCAGGTCCGGGCTGGCTACCAGATGCGGAAGGCTTCCCTATATTCGCAAGATTAACTCCTGCCCATTTCACTTATTATATCCCTGCCTGTTTATTTCTCAAAGAAAATCCTTCCCAATCTGGATCAACTGGTTCATCCCGCCCCGATATCCATACTTGTCGCTGTATCGATTCAGAACCCAAGTCAGATAAAACAGATCCTTCGGTTTGACCCCTTTGCCTTTTAGGATATCGGCATACATTCGATTGTAGCAGCCCTGCATATCGACCTTCATGATGTCGAATTCAACCGCTTGAATTCGTTCGGGCAAATCGATAGACCATTTCAATTGATCTGAACTGGGTCTGAATCCTGCCCGTATCCAATCTGTCGATGTAAAAATCCCCTCTTTCTTCATAGCCATCATTTCAAAAAGTTCAAATGTTTTTGTCTCTGCTGGCCGCTGTTCTGTATAAACAACCTTTCTTTCCTGAATACCCTTCGGTAAGACAATCCCTTCAAACTCCGCTCCCAGCTGGATTGCCAGATCGATGTAGTGGATGAAGAATTCATAGAGGTTTCCTCCAGCCAATCTGGGATCGCCCTTCCAGGTCTTGAAAAATTCCCCATCCCGGATCATGACCGCCTTAACCAGATCCGCCTTCTTTGGCAAATCCTTGATCCACCGAAGCTGAAGCACGATGTTGATTCTGTCATCGTCAATCGGCGGCTCCCACGGAAGGCAAAGCGGCTTCTCACAGATCACATACTTGCCATGATCCAAAGCCATCTTGACATGTTCCCGATGAAGATGAGTCGGCGAGCAGATCACGATATATTCGACATTATCATACATGCTTTCTGTGGGCAGAGCCTTGGAACAAAGCAAAAGAGGGGTTTTCAAATCAACATAATTGTCCATAAATGCAGTATCATGGATCCACTGAAGCCTTCCACCAACCGCTTTAATGGCCTCCTTATGTCTGGCCGCAATCGTTCCGTTTCCGATCAATCCGAAGTTAATCATGACTTCTTCTCCTTCTCCCAGAATAACTCCCATTTATGGGAATGGCTATTGTAACAGTCAATCGAACACTTATCAAAACAACTTGATGCAAAGACGATGTTGGAAAAACGATCAAACAAAAACTCCTTCTTTTCCGAATCAAGCCAGAAACAACGCCTAATCCTCAACTTTAACGTATGCCCCGGACCTCTTCCCATAATGCTCTCAATCGCCATTTTACAACCATTCTTCGAAGCATGATGTTGAATTTGATAGCCAAGATTCTCCCCCAGATAGGTCCGGACCAAGAAGCAAAACTCAACCTGATCTATGAAGTATTTGGATGCAATTGGCTCCAACGACGAAATGAGGATTGGTTTTCTCGATAGCGCCATCATCTTCATCCAAGGAATATTCCAGCAGACAACCATCTTCCCGAACACATTTGGATCTTTGATGTCGTTCAACTCCTCCACATCTTCGATGGAAAACAGATTGATATAAACCTCAAAACCCGGAGGGAATGGGCCATCTTTCAGAATCCGCTTGTAATCCCCTATCCTGAGATTGGTTCGAAAGTTATCCAAGCAAGTATTGAAAAAGATCCTATTAAATGAGGACCAATCAAACAGGCTGGAATCTCCAACGCCAAACATGATAATAGAGTGTGTCCTGGAATACTCCCAGAGAGACGGAAAGAGCGCCGCAACCATTTCAACATCCATGATCTTTGGATCTTGCCGCGGCGCTTCACAATCCAGATGACAACGATTCAAACAACCCTGAACCACTTCCAGAAATATTCCCGTTTTTCGATTCATCATCAACATCTCCCCTCATGATCTGATTCCATAAAACCCCTCCAATAACAATGATAATAGACTTCTCGTTTTCCCTTGCATAATAAACAATCGATCTTTTTTATTCCCTCTGTCTGTATATTTCCAGAGAATTGATTTGTTGACCCGATACCTTTACAAAAAGGACATTTGAAAGGACCGATTAGAATATCTTCATTGTCAATATTTTTCGGTTTATCTGGGGTAATATTGTCTGTATGAATAGTCATTGACTTTGAATGCTTTTTTCTTAGCTCTTCAATCTTCAAATTCCACCTATGATAAGATTGCGAATGCTCCAAATCGCATTTGTTTTCGACTTTCTTCATTTCAGCCGCGATATCTGATAATAAACTCATTTCAAAATCCCCCTTTTGGCCAACTCTTCATACAATGCTGTCCCTGCCGACATATATCCAGATCCGGAAGACCATTGCGGATAATCGCCCCGAAGTCTGGCTGCATCATTATCCCCTTGCATCTGAACTGCCTCCAAATTGGCTACCGCAGCCAATGCAATCAATTCAACGTCATTCATATAATTCCCCAATGTGTTTTGCTATCCGCTGCCTGCCGATCTCAAAATAGGTTGGATCGCGCTCGATGCAGATGTATTTACGGTTGGTGTTTATGCAAGCGATGGCAGTGGTAAATGAGCCTGCAAATGGGTCAAGGATTGTATCGCCGGGGTTACTCCACGAGAGGATATGGTCGGTGGCGAGTTGTTGTGGAAACGGAGCGGGATGGCCCTTGACGCTCTCGCTTACCTGTTCCCATATATTAAATCTCTGCCCATTCTCAGCAATGGTGATTATTTTGCTCATTGGCTTTGTCGATCCATCGGCTTGCCGAATTGTCCCACGTCCGACATTTCCGGCACACTTATTCGGTTTATCTTTCAATGGGTTGAATGTTTTTATAGGGCCTTTTGTAAAAATAAACATGTATTCAAATACGGGAGCGTATCGAGTCTTTAGCGCACCGATAGCACTAAATCTGCCCTTGTTCCAGATCATCGTATCGTGAATATTAAATCCTGCCTCCTTGAAATACAATGCCTGCTTGAATGATGTTCCTGTTTCACTGCCTTTGATGGTTGCATCACCGACTACCCACACAACCACACCACCAGGTTTTGTCACTCTGAACAATTCCCGAATTACCGGCTTCCAGATATGCTCACCCCAATCAAGCGAATCATTATACGTCCTGAGATTATCGTATGGAGGCGAGGTTACAGTTAAATCCACATTCCCATCCTCAATCTTCTGCATTTCAATCAAACAATCACCAAGCAACCGCTTACCGTATCCCATTTCAGGCTCCTTTGATTAATTCTCGTTCCGGGTGCCAATCCCGTAATCGGCGCAAATTTTATTCCCGAAAGAGGAAAGATATGGTAATGGAAGGAGGATGGAAACGTAATGGGCGGAGAAGCGCCATCGGTGAGCTTGTTCTAAGACGGGAAGACCGAAGGCCAGCTTTGCTTCGATGGCCCAAATGATCTGGCCACGTTTCGCTACAAGGTCGCAAACGCCACAACCACCAGAGACTTCCTGATATACTTCCCAACCCCAATCCTTCAGAACGTCTACCAGTAAAGCGGCCAACTCAGATTCTGTGATTTGTACCTTATGCCGCCTCATCGGTTTATCCGTCTCCCGGCTCCTCTAAGCGCATCGAAAAGTTCCACCGCTTTCGCCAGCCCTTTGCTCCTAGTTGACTTTCCATACTCCACGCCATATCGTTCCTTGAATACGCTCCCATCAACCGTACCGATCAAATATTCAGGCCGATAATATTTGTCATCCCCCTGGCCACACCAACAAGATCCTCCTCCAATCCGGAAGATGATTCTGTTGTCCTCCCTTTTGATGATTGATATCTTGCCGTGATACTCAAGGCCAGGGAAACAAATCCTTTGCGAATAGATCCTGAATTCCTGTCCACGATGAAACAGGCTGGCTTCCCTGACCTCGATATCATCCTTGCTGCTATCTGACCAGTGGGCCATGGGTCATCTCCATCAGCATCTTTCCAGCCCGATATCCCGCCATAAATATCATCCTGTTTCTGGCCTTCCGATCCGGGAGACATTGCCAATTTTCCTCCTGTTCCTTCACGAAAGCCTCATATGCTTCACTGGCTTCCGTCTCTGGGTTTTCTTGGTCGATGGATTCTTGTTCCGACATGCCAAATCTCCTTCTTTTTCAATCGATGATAAAATCGATATTCATTGTTGATCTTCTCGTAACCTGGAGACAGCCGATTGCTCCATGTCATCCAAAGATCCCATTCTGAATGTTCCCTATTGAGGACCAACCCCCAAGCCATCGATGGAGACGGACAAAAACAGACATATGGCGGCTTCCATTGGCCGTCCCTCGATTTACAACCAGGGCAAAGACCGCGCTTCAGGATGCTCTGGCGACGTTCCACCGGCGACCAGTGAAAGAGAAGGAATGGCTGGCCCATGATGGCTTATTTGTCCATATCAACAACCATATAACCTCTGTTGCCTTCTAAAAGCGCGAATCCACTGACTATATGTGCAAAATGGGATGTTGCGATAACAACACTTGCCAATTCTCCAGGATTATCGGATGTTCCTGGACCAACTGCGAATCCTCTGGGGAACCTCTCCATCAACTCCCCAACTGTCGTCTTACTATCGACCTTCATATTGTTATACCCCCTTTCTAAAAATCCTTTTAAATCCGTTAGCGGCTCCATATTGTTCATTGAATTCTTCGTCAGGAAGATGCTGGATTTCTCCAACAATCTTCTCGTGCATATATGTAATCGTCCGGAAAGGAGTCAACCCCGCATGTCTTCCGAAGATTTCAACTTCAATAAGCAGTTCATCCTCTCTGGTTGGTTTTCTCCTTCTGACTTCCATTTCCTCTTACCTCCTACTGGCTATTATACCTTCTTCTTAACAATCTTCGGTTTCTTTTTAACGGCCATCATTTCGCTGTATAACGCAATCAAACGCTGCGTGATGGCTTGGATCGAATAAGCCTCAAACTCCAGACTTGGTTCGTATTCACCTATACAATCGCAAATCCGTTGCCAGACATGGACTGCCTCATGGACGATAAGACCGACAACTTCATTTGGATTTCTTTTGGGATCATACCGGGCGCAGACAATGATACAACGATGAAAATCTTCTTCCTCCTCAAAAACATGCACTTTGCCATCGCAACCATCTAAAATCCATTTCAACGGCTGTTGAGCAGGAGACACATTTAATCTCTTGATTGCTCTTTTAAATTGATCCTCATCAATACATAATCCGATACAATATGGAGATTGAACCATCTCCCTTGGAATCCAGCCAATGCCGTCTTTCATCACTTATACCCATTCTCTTCCAGGAAGTCGAAGACCTCCTTTGCGTTCACCGTGCAAGACGGCCATGAATTGATGGTCCCGGCACAGATGCAAAACTTTTCGCTGTCGATTGGATTCTTCAAAAGAGAGTCAATGAAATAATTCTCATATCCAGTTGGACCACCATGGAAGAGAAGAACCGGCCGTGGATTTCCATCTTTAGAGACAATTTCCATCTCAATCTCTTTGGTAGATTGAACCGCTTTGATATCTCGATATTCCCCCGGAGGATCTGTCCAACGGCCGGTCTTCTTGACCCATATGGAATTGATCTTCTGCTTCATTTCTTCCACCCTTCCTTCTCCACCAGGATCGTGGGGAAATCGTCGCCGTTCTTCAGTCGGACAAGGCTCAGCAATTCTCTCATCGGATCTGAGCCCAACGCGGCTTGGAAAGCGATCCTCATTGCTGGAGTAACAAGATCGAATGGAAGGCGAACCGATATGTGGCAAGCCGGCAATCCAGATTTGGATGCCCAGCATTTGATTAACTCCCGATCAAGGCCAACAATATTCCGTTCCAAGATTTCCAGCTGTTGGAGGAATGTATTGTATTGATCTGTTGTATCAATATCAATCAACAACTCGTTTGCCTCTGGATAGTTGATGACCATCCCTTTGGCTTCCTGCCTCTTTATGAAATCCAACCGCTCCGTATTGGCATATGATTCGTCGTCATACTCTTCCATTTCCATAATCTCCTCACTTCTGGAATTCGACTGCTCCCCGCTGGATGCGCGGCCGGGAAGGAACCACCGGCGCTTCCTTCTTCGCCTCCGCTTCTTGCTCGTATGCCAATTTGACGATTTCAGCCACCCGATTTGCCCAGCCAGGTTCGTCCTTGTTCAAGGAGACTTCAATGGCAAAATCCTCAATATCGTGTGGCAAAACCTGCCAGCAATTCTTGGAGTCCGGATTGTAAAGAATATGGCGCAACTCGTGACGGATCAACCGGATCTTATCCAGCACATCCGTAAGGGTCCACGCCTTCTTATCGATGAACATGATGTAATCGCAGCCCAGAGACACTAGATGCTCCGTAAGGTTGCGGATAAGATCGTTGGCCTTCATGATCCGACCCAAAACCAGCTTGGGGCCAACCATCCTCTTCTTCAGATCGAACAGGGATTTGATAACAGGGCCAGCGTCTTCCTCCTGCACGAAGTGCGGGAAGTATTGGATCAAGACCTCCTTGATCATTTCATCCACGGCCGCAGGAGCGTTCTCAAATCTGATACCGTTGTCTTGATTGTTATCCTCTGTTTCCATTGTCGATCCTCCCTTTTCAAATTACCATTTATGAATTAATGCAAAAATATGGGCTGGCGTTTATTCCAGCCCATATCTGCGGGTGATGGGGATGCTCGGTGATCGAAGTCGCTGGAGCATCCGCTGGCGAACCCGACTTGACCTGTATTACAGGGCGTCAAAAATACAGCCGATGGCTGGTGAACGTCTATCCGATGGTCAGAGCATCGGGGTGCCGTTTGGTTTCCCACTTCATGGGAACCTCCTTGATTGATTGGTGGCCAACATGGTGGCCTTTTGGGGGTCAGGCCGATGCCGTGGAGCTGGCGACGATGATGAGCAACTGGTTATCAAGGCATATGGTGGTGTTTACCCAAGGCGGCGACTTACATTTCTTCATAACTCCTCCTTTCTGTCCGCTTAATGATCCAACTGGTTTAACTGCTTTGAAACTCCCTCCACCAAATGAACGGGAAGGGACCATTTGTCTATTATTCCCTCAAGGCTTCATCGCCTAAGACTCTTTTTGGGAATTAATAGCAGGTGTTGCCGTCTGTCCTCCTTGGCACCTTTTGCAAGTTGTTTCGGTGTCAGCCACAGAAAAGAATCGCCGCATACAGCGCCTGAAATGCTTGTGTCCGACCTTCAACGTTACAGACATCGCTCCCATTGTTATCCGGGCACGCCTATGGCGTTTTCCAGCCTGTCGTTCACGCTTTCCAGGGTTATTGCGTCTCATCGTTCTGTTACCTCATCTGCCTACTCTTCCCCGCATGCGCCAACCGCACGAACAAATGGAACCCTTCCCGTCTCAAATCTATTATACTCGGAGAATCGATTTCTTGTCTAAAAAATTACACGCCACCAACCACAGCCATTCCGCCGCCGATATTGTGGACTGGAAACTCCTTATGGAAATAGTAACCAACTGCGTCTGATATGTGGGTCAGCGTGATATCATGCTTCTTGTCTATTTCCCCACTTCCACCCTCGATAAGCCGAACCCCTTCAAAATCCCGGACCACATGGGGCGCTTTGGATGGATCGATCAAAGCGCGTACCTTTCCACTCATAGTCAGGAAACGAGAGTTGACAGCATTGATCCGATCCCGTTCTGGTGGATTCCCTTTGGCGACATGGAAATGAACCCGCTCCTCTCCAAAGTGGGCATAAAGGATTCTCTTTACAATATCCCAATCCGATCCAGCAAGCTTGGCGCTTCCTTTATTCCCGCCTGTCGCATCGCCATATACTAGGATATGGCCCTGATGTGCACCCCAATCCCTGATGAATCGGTTACAAACCAATTGCGTGTTGGAATTGCGTGGAATATAGACCTCTCCAATCACTGCAGATACGGATTCCCCAATTAGGACCGCCCCTGTACCAATTTCCCTTACAGTCTTTTCCTGGATAATCGCCGCAACGCCTGGAGCCACGTTAAAGTCCAGACAAAGGATCAATGGTTGCTTCGGATCGTATAGGATCTTGGCCAGATGTCTCCGCTCATCGTATGCGTAGTATGCGCGGCCCTGGAAATTGATAAATGAAGCGCAATACTCCTGCAAATAAGTCAACTCATCCAAATCCCGCTTCGCCGCATCGATTTCACTCTTGGGCAATATGTCGGCACTGATCCACCAGAAATAATCCCATTCCCCAGTAGTATCGGCCTTGGCCTTCTGCGCTAAATCATAATAATGGTTTCTTCCTTCTGGTACTCCAATGAAATCGCACCAACCTAGCCGATCCGATAAAGCTGGCCGAACATGCATTGGCCAAGCTTCCTTCTTCATATTGCCATATTCGTCCAGACCGCCGCCATCCCATGGCCGTCCTTCGATCCGCTCCGGCTTATCCATTCCCAAAACTTGGACCATAGATCCGATCTTGAACCTGATAATCAGGTCAGATTCGTTCGGAACTCCTAACATGGCCCACTTCGGCGTCAATCGCTTTAAATCATCCCAATATATCTGCTTGGCCTGATCCCGTGTGGGTGCAGCTGCGAAAAAACGTGGATCATCAAATGCAGTACCCTTCATAGCTGCTCGAATAAGCTTGCGTTTAAATATCTCCGTCTTTCCACTGCGCCTTCCAGCTGGATTAACATTAAAGCGCTTTGGTTGGGTCCGGAGACGATACTGTTCAGGATGATATCGCAACAGCGTCCATCGAGAGGTTGTATATTCAAATTGTTGCACAGGTAGTTTAGATTGCTTCTGATTACATTGTGGAATAGCTGGAGTTTTGTAATGTTTGTAACTTGGATCTTTGGTTTTGCGCCATCGTTCCAGGGCTGCGGCCTGTTTAACTGGATCTTTGGTGGATGAATCCTTAGCCATCGTCTCTCTCCGCTAATAACTGGCGAAGATACATGGCTGCATCTAATATCTCCTGATAAGCATCCATCAACGCATCCCGACCATTGTGCGATTCCAGCGTTGTGCCATACTTTTTTATGCCAACATAATTTCTCTGTTTTAAATCATTAATCACTAGTGGCAGGATCGCGTCTTTTCCGACGATTGGCATTGGTTCTTTCTTTGATGCATCTTTTTTTGTCATGATGGACTCCCACTTTTCTCATCCATTTCACGCAAAGCTGCTTTTGTCATTCTAGCCAGCTCTATTGGGTCTTCTTTATCATTCTTTCCACCACCATTTCCGTTGCCAAAACTGTCCGAGACCAAGCCTACGTGGCGCGCGACAAGATTCAGTGAATCTTGCTTGTTGTACGTGCGAAACTTGATTCCAACCCCATAATTACCAGGAATGATTTGTATTTCCGAAATAACAGCCACTTGGTCTCTTGTTAGCTCATCGAATGGTTTTAATATAAAATTATTTCCATCCCAATCAGAAATATCTTTCATATTTTGAAACGCTATAAGGGATAGCTCCTTTAGGACTCTCTCTTGGGTTATTTCGACCGCTTTAGCTCTTTTGTCCATTCCCTCCGCTATTAACTGTTGTACATCTGGTCTCTGGAAAGCTCTGTTGGCTTGTATCCTATCTTCCTGATTTGTGAACTTTCCATAACCACATCTCTCCCATGCTTTATATATATTCAAATCGACTAGATATTCATCCACAAACCTCTTGATTTTAAAGTATTTTTTTTGGTTTGTGGGGTTCTTAAAGTCATGGCGTTGTTTGGGTTTTATTGGCTCCGGGATGGGATTAGATTGCGTATTGTCTCGGTAGATTCTCATACAAACGAATTTAACCGATAATTGGTTATAAATAAAGATATTTTAGATATCTTTTCCTGGATAATTTCCGGAAATCTTTTCCTGGCATTTATAAATATATAAAATTACTTAGAAATCATCCACAGGATTTTATAAGCAGGATACATGCGATAACATTTATAACCGTTACGCCATGACTTATATTATATGATTTTATTTCGTTGATCTTCTGTAAACATGATGCGCTCCTTTTTGATAAAAAAGAAGGGGTGGCTTGTCGCGTCCACCCCTTCTCTCCCTTCTTCCCCTTGGGCTGGTAATGCGATGACCAATGGCTATTTGGCCGCTTTGCCCAGGGACTGGAGCTTGATGTTCTTGATGATCGGTGCTACCTGGGCGATCCCTGCCCGGAGACGAACGCCGGCCGCTTTGTTGCCCTTGTCTACCTTGGTGCCATGATCTTTGGCGTCCTGTAAAACGGCGATTGCATCATCCAACTGTTCAACGATTGTTTTGGGCATCTTCTTCTTTCCTCCTTCATTCGTTCATTCGTTTTGGTTTTTTACATCTGGAAATCACTGCCATCAAAGGAAAACGTGACCTTGGGCTTGTATGCGAAGATCCGGCGATCATCGACCATGGTTTGACCCCATTCCATCCGGATTCCTACCGGCCGCAAACCCGTCTTTGTTTCGAATTCCTCCAGGATTGGCTCCAGTTTCTCCTTGAGCATCCTGACGTCTTCCCTCAACTCCGGATATTTCGTCTTTTCCCCCATTTCAATCACGCTCCTTTGTTCCTACCGTGTTTGTTTCCCTCAGCCATGGCTTCGGATGGCTGGCCCCTTTATGATCGCCTCCATCCATTCCTTGCCCCGATCCTTTACAGTTGGGGCACGTTCTTAATCCGTATGATTTCAGCTTCAAATAACCATTACCCTCACACCAGATGCATCGCTTCATTCCTCCTTTCCTTTCGCCATCATTGTCATTGTTCCGTCTTCTTCATGATCAGGGCGGCGGCCAATTCCAGCCATGAGCTGTCCATAATCCCATCTATAACCTTTCTTATCTGTTTCTCAATCCTCTTGCCATCAACTTCCAGGGAGAGAAAGACGGATTTTGGCAACGGTTTCTTTCTTTCATAATGATACTCTTTGGATTCCTTGAATTTCAAACCATCCATCGGCGACCTCGATGCGATGCCGCCCTTGGCATTGTCCCAGTAATTCCAAAGAACAGCAAATGGCGGCCAATCTGAATAGGATGAATCAAATATCGGTTTGATGTTACAATGGCACCGAAATCTGGGCAGTGGCGGAGGAGGAGGGACCTGTTTGTAAAAATAATCAAAATAACTCTTCGCCGTCAAATCATTTCCGGTAAAACATGGAGGAAATGCCAATTCCGTTTTCAACAGACTTTCCTCTTCCTTCTTCCGGATCTCCTGCGCCCGATCCTTGCAAATGTCAATCGCTGGACCAATCCACGACTGAGCACCGCAATCACATCCCTCCACCAGTTTCTCCTGGCATTTCTCCAGCGTCTTCCGGATATAGGCCCATTCTGCCGCTTCCAACTCCGGACCTGTAAAATCCTTGAACGCCTTATGCTCGGCGATATGAGGAGTGACGATCAACCCCATGAATTCCTTGTTCGGATCATAAGGATTGAATGACGGATCGGAGAAATTTTTTGAAAAGAAGGCTGGATAATCCTTCCGTGGGTTTTCCTTATCCAGCCTTGAACAACTATTTGCGTTTCTTACCACAAGACATCTCTTGCAACCAACGCCCATCTTCAAGGCCAGATCATAGATCTCCTCATAATCGTCCGCATTGGTCAATTTCCTATTTTCAATCGCATCTCTCAATGCTCCTGCATTTTCTCCGCCACATTCCGCCATAACCTTGATGCGGACCATTCCCCCACCAATGCTCACAATGGAAATCAATGCTGGGATTTGATTGCCATCTTTGATTGGGATTTGGATAACCCGAAGATAATAAGAGCTTCCGCCGGCCCAACGAGGATTGAAACGAGGATCTGAAAATGTCGCCATATGCCGATCAAAAAGATCGGAATCCAAACTGGCCTTTTTCCCTTCCCACCAGATATATCGGTTATTCATGACAACCAAATCGGATTCGCTGCCAAACCCGACTTGAAGGGCTATGGCGTAGATATTTAGCAATGAATCCTTCTCTGTTATTTTTCTTCTTTTGATCTCATCGATCAATTTGTCTACATTGTAGCCATTGCTCCCGGCGACAACCTTGATAACCGTCTTCCCATCCTTATCTACCAATGAAAGCAATCCTTGCGTTGCCATTGTCTCACTCCTTTTCTTTCTACCATCCAATTAATACCCCGACCAAGATTATAAAAATAATTTCTTCCATCGCCAATCTCCCGGTTGGTTCTTTGGAAAGAATTACATCTTTATCTTTTTCAGAATGTCCAGAATCTCCTTGATTTTTCGGCGAAGATAAGGTTCAAGGGGTTCATAAATCTTCCTCTTTCGTTCCCCCTCCTCAATATAATCCCTTTCATCATTCACATTGTTCCAAATCTCGATGCCACAGAATTCCAAAACTATCATGTTACAAGCCGTTTTGGTAAGGAGAAACGTTGGACGAAATCCTTCCGATGAGATCTGATGGAAAATGTCCCGGTTGATCCTCCAAATAACTTCCACCACTTCATTGAAGGCGCTTTCTGGAGATTCGCGCATATCACTGATACAAAGCTGATCTTCATTGCCGATAAAAAACTTTGATACATCCTCTTTGCGATATTCATTCCATTTTCCACCAAGCAACTTTTCGCTGACCATCATATCTCCGAAAAAACTACGCCGAAAACCATTAAAACCATAAATGCCGCTAGGTTCTTTTCGAAGATAAACTTCAGTCCCTTTCTGATTACGATATTGATGTCGCAAAAGCCATTGAATCATCGCTTCTTTTTTCATCCATCAACCCTCTTTCATCTTGTCCATCCCGGCCTTTCAACTCTAGCCGCCACGGTTGCCCCACATTCGTCGCAAACTCTCCCGGCGAAGCCAACCCGATGCGTCTCAACATTTTCCTTGCCGCAATAGTTGCAACGGCGCTGACCAGCTGTTATCTTCTCCCAATCATAAAACTCAGGAGGAATAATGGCCAGCCCGTCTGGACCCCAAATGTTAATATCCACTCGATACTCGTATTTGGCACAAACTCCGGTGCGAGTCAGGATCATGCACTTGAATCCTTCCTTTTCAAGATCCGTTGCCCGTTCCAATGATTCATTATCGAAAGACGGTTTGATGCTCCATCCATCGGCAACCATCGCTTCCCGGAATTGAACTGCCTTCTCATAATACTCTTTGTCATTTGTCAAACCGAATTTGTCAGCCACTTTTCTGACCTCCTTTTCCGGTATTATAACCGCTCCCGGTGGGAATTGCGGAAATAAATTTAGGGCAACTGTCTTTTCACCCCTTCTTGACGGGACAACAACAATCTTTTTCATCTCTTCTCGGTCACCAGATAATACAATTCCCTGGCCTTCTGCGCATCATACAACGCATCATGAAGTTTGGTTGCATCGTATGGGATCTTGAAATATTCCAGCGCAGTTTCCAATTTAAAATTCCGGACCTCTTGCCGCCGTCCAACCAGATATTGCATCGCCAGAACCATGACGTCAATGGGCGGGTGCCAGAACCATGACCCATAATAATCGTCACCGTTCTTCAACCACCACTGCCTCATCACTTCGGCGTCGAATTCCGCCCCGTAGTTGATGAAATAAAACTTGTCCTTCTTGTCGAATTTGTCAACAAACCTTCCCAACATCTCCTGAAATTGACCGAAGATCCTTCCCGGATCTGGCTTGGCGGCCAGCGCTTCAATGCTCAATTTATGCATCTCAAGCGCTTCTTTGTTGACTTCGTCTTCGCTGAAGATATCGCATTCCAAAAGGAATTCTTCGCAACGCTTCCCGACCTCGATAATGCCGCCAATTTGCCAGACTCCGCAGGTCATTCGATTAACGCTTGTGGTTTCTGTATCCAAAAATATTCTTTTCACCATGTTGCAACTCCCTTCTGATCTTCATCAATAAACGTCCAAGGTGATTATATCCCCGATTTTTACAAACCCTGAAATTCCCGAATCATAATAAAGCCTCATCAATTGATCCTGTTTCCATAAACTGATTAACCATTTGACAAGTAGGGCAAACCCGATCATACAACCGACCATCCGCAGAACGGATCTTGGATTCAAAAGACTTCTCGCAACGTAAACAGAGAGTCAAGACCGTTCCAAAACTCTCCGTTTTCCGCACCATCTTCCGCTTTTTTCTTTGATAAGGATCTTTCCCTGCCTTCCTTCGACAAAGAAGACACCAGTCATCAGATTCATCTGGTTCCTTCTCCGGCTCTGCCCCCGGCTTTCGAATCCTGAAAAGGTTGATGGGCAGCGACTTCCCGCACTTGGGACAAGGCCGTTTGCGACCATAGTTGTTGATTTTCAGAATGTCCTTGCGAATCAGGCACACATCCTTGATTGTCATCTCGCAAATGCCGGCAATCTCCGCATCTGTCTTCCCTTGATTCAAGACCAGATCGCGGATCTTATCGTGCAATTCTACGTTTGACAGGCTTGGCGACTTCTGTTGGTTCTCCCTCAATTCTTCTGGCATCGGCGCACTCACCCTTGATACATTTCACCAGGGATTTTGTCCCATCGTGGCTTATCTGATAAACCTTATCGCCAATTTCAATCAATTCATCGTCATGTGTGATGATAATCAATTGGATTCCCAACCCGTGAGAGATTTCCCTGAGAACTTTACCGCCCAGAGTAATCATCTTGCCCATATTTTTCAATGGTTCGTCAAGGATGATAACTGGACGGCAAGGTGGTTTTTGAAGAGACAAAAGAACAACCCGAAAGGCGAAGGAAATGATATCAAGAAGACCGCCGCCAACGTCATACTCCGGATCATCATATGTATTTGTAACATCCTTGTCCCCTTCAGAGATAACCGGCCGACACTCCAGCTTGTTTCTCTTCCGTTCAAATTCCAGCTGAAAGGAAAACGGCCGATCAAAAACGCTCCGGATTGCGCTGGTCACCAACGTTTCAACCTTGGCCTTAAAACGCAGCTGAGTTTGCTTCGCAACTTCGGTTATCGCCCACCTTGCTTTTATCTGCCGCGCAACGTCTTCCCGTAATGAGACAAGAGTGGCGTTCTTTTGGCGCAGGTTGGTTTGAAGGATGTCCCTTTGGGCCGTTACCCGCGTCAATGTATCAACAACGTCCTGAGTGGTCATTTTATGAACGATCCTTTCCCTGCCGAATCGTGCTCAAATGCGGTATTTTGAAAGCTTCTCTTCCGCCTCTTTCAACAATTCCGCCCTTTGCTCCGTGGCAATCTCAATATCTGCCTTCATCTGTTCCAGAAGGGCATAAGCGCCATCCAAGTCTTTGACCCCAAATTCCTTGATCAATCGGTCAAGGATTGACTTCAACGCCCCTTCCCCTTGAGCCTTTTCGGTCTTGATTTTTTCAATCGTCGCCTTCAGACTCTCCAAAATCTTGGCTTCTCTTTGATTATCGATCTTTTCCATTTTTCTCTCCAATCTTCGCTTGAAGGTCCGTTATTATTTCAGCCAGCAAATCTATAACACCCTGATCAATATTATTGTTTCTGATGAATTCCCAAAGATTCTCGACAAAAGAAACGCCATCGCCAACGTCCTCCATTTCCGGGTGCGCTTCCTTCATCGAACCGACAAACTCATCCAGAAGGTTCTGGGCCGCAATTTTCTTCTCAATATGAGCCCTGCTCAGGATATCTTCGGCCGGTACGCAAGGAATATCAATCCATTCTAATTCTCCGTTGTCTGTATTCAAAATAGCCAATCCCGGACGATGAATGAAATTGTATTCCGTAGCTTCCAACCGGAGCAATGGCCCCGTATTCAGTATGCGCCGCCCAGCCTTCCCCTCCACGTTAAACGACTGCGGCATGTCCATGTAAAACATGCGGTGGATATCGCCGCAAAGAATGAAATCATATGAACTGTTTTCCTCAATAAAATCTGATGGCTTCGAAAAGACGTGCCCCGGATACATTGCCCTGTCAGAAATTGATGCGTGGATAACGCCCAACGTGAAGCCATTGCGCATCACCTTGCCCAATTTCTGGCCGAAATTCGCACCGAATATTTGAACCTTCCCCCCACCTAAGATCGCCGGGCAATCCGGCCGCAGGAGAGTGATCAACCCCGCCTTTGCCAAAATGCCAATATTCGTCCGGTCCCGCGTCTCTTCCGAATACATATATGTGTCGTGCTGCCCATACACTGCATAATAGTCAACCCCGTGTCGCTTCCAGAACTCTATCAAGACAGGAAGCAATCCCCAGCTTCTCGGTTTGTCGCAAAGATCCCCCGCTTGAACGATTGGCGCATTGTACCTTTTTGCCGTTTCGAAAACGAAGGCCAGCTTGTCAAACTGAGTTTCTATCAGGTTATCCTGACGGGCAACCGGATTATCGAAAACCAAATGAACATCAGAAATAAGCGCCAGATTCATATTTCCCTCTCGATTCTTGCCATCTGATCTTCGGTCAATTTCTCAGTCAAACATGAGGGGCACTGCCCGATCTTTCTCAAATGTTCAACGTATTGCGCCCTGGAATCGGCCAAACATTTAGACAACGTTGCCCCAGACTCCTGCAATTGATTCAAATCCTTTGTCAAGGAAAACAGAATCATCATTTTCGTCCGGTCAACCTTCGCCTTGTCTATTTTATCCTGAATCAAAGAAAGGTCTAAAATTTCCTTCCCCAATACTTCTTGACGCTGAGACAACGCTTTGCCTCTCTCGCAAAGAGATATGAAAGAATCATTCCGATTTCCAGTATAAATCGAATCTTCCAGCTGAACCAGAACGACTTCCAACGATTGATAATTCAACCCCGTAATCTTCAACGCTCCCGCTTCGTATTCCGACAATATTGAAACAAGCCGATCATACTTGTTGATCTCAGCTTGCAATTTATCTATCTTGATAAGGTATCTTTCACAACGCGCAAATTCTTCAATCCTGTCCTGACTCCTTCTTTTCGTCTCGTACTCAACCAATAATGCGTCAAGAATCTTCTCCCTTTGAACCAATTTATTCAAATTGGCCGATATGGCAGAAAGATCCGCAACAATCCTTCTTGTCTCCTCAAGATCGGAATATAATTCAAGATCGTCCTGAATCCCTTTTATTTCAGTTTCTAACAATACGATGTTTGCATTATTCTTGTCGATTTTGGAAGTTAAGGAAGAAACCCATTCATCAGTTTGTTCAAGATTTGTAATCCTGTTGATCGTCCGGGCAATCTCCCCAGCCGAAGTCGCCGAAGAAACCAGAAATGGAGGCTCAAATTGTCTTTGAAGATTCAAATCAGAAAGGTTAAGGGCGGCGGCAACAACGTCTGGAACATTCTCCCCAACACCATTAAAATCAAAATCCTTTCCCTCAAAATTGACTTTATAGTTTGTTGATAAAACGTCTTTCTTTCCGCTTTTCGTTTTATGAATCGATTTGATAAGAGAAACGGAAGCGCCGGTCATTCCCAGATCAATCCTGGTCTCCCCGTTAAACCCCGCAAAATTGGAAAAGAATTTGCCCCCAGATGGGCGATTCTTCGTCAATAAACGATATGCCCTCAAAATGGAAGTCTTCCCCACCGTACTTGGACCCTGGATGACATTGACAAATGGAGAAAACTCAAACAACGAATCCTCGTGGGATTGAAAATTTCGAACCCTGAAATATTTAAACATTTATCCTCTCCCAACAAACGTCTTTATCGTTCCATTTATACATCAAGCGGATCGAAGGAAGCTCAATAACAAACTGCCGTTTGCCCCCAACTTCCTTGAGACATTCCATAATATCTTCGAAAGGACCAGCAATCATTCCATATTCATTTATATCGTGCTTGATGCCAATCCCATACCGAACTGGCAACTCAACGGGCAATCCTTTTTCCCCCAGGGGATAATACTTGGCTGGAAGGGGTTGATTTTTCTTCTCTGACATAATTCGTCTCCGTTGATTCTATTATACCCCTAATATCTGGAATCCACTCAAAAAAATCCTTGAGTGAAAGAATACACATCTTCATCGAAATTTGTATCACAATAGCGCTTGGATATCCGAAGAAGTCCACCAGTTTCCCAAAGTAACCTCTGGAGAAACAAATGCACGCTTCCCTTCGATTCCTCCGGAAAACCATAACTGGAACCCGATGGGATAATTCAGCATCGCGCAACGCCTGTTTCCAAAACGTAATAATGACAGCTTCCTTCTGCCTTGAATCAACAATGTCCAGAAGATCCCAAAGGATGAGACTCTTTTTGTCTTTCCATCCAATGATCTTCCGCTCAGAATCTGGCTTTTTCTTTTCTCCCTTCTTTGTAGGTTCAAAGATTGGAATTTTTATAACGTCTCCATCCGCATCCTTGACTTTACTCTTGTCGGCATATCCGGTCTTCAACTCGATGCTCCAACAACGCTCCAGCGGTTTTCCTTCCTCGCAAGTTGCGCAAATGTCTCCGTGTTGGGTTTCCGATTTCTTCCCATTCTTCAAGCGATTGGTGGCCATTCCGCCAGATCCGGCAGTATGCCAAAACCAATCGTCACTTACCCCCCATGAAAACCAAAGGGATAGTTTCCTAGAAAATGACCTTTCGAAGTCGCCACCCTTTGACATCATTTCACCCCAAAGAATGATTTCATCCACTTTGCTTCCGCTTCCGCAGTCAATAAAGAACGGAACCCATATTGACCAAATCCCGCTTTGAACTTGGTTGGCGAAATCTCATCTTCATCCAAATTAATCGGCTTGATCGGCTTCTTCCCGGCGAAGGGCAGACCAACCAATCGCTGATTGAACTGTATGAGCTGTTTTGAATCCTCTATCAAACCCCGTTTACTGCCCAAAAGGATTTTTGCAACATACTTCGCCGCCGTAATTTCCCCGACTCCCGGAACCCCAACCACATTGTCGCTTGTACAACCGCTGATCGCCTTAACGTTTGGCCAATCTATCGGCTTCAATCCAAACCAACTCTTTGAAAATTCCTCTTCGGTATTAATCACTTTAAAATTCCACATCCGCACAGGACAAAAGCGATCATTCTTCAACAACTGAAATAGATCGTTGTCAGCCGAAACGATCATTGTATCATCCGGGATGCGATAAACTATGTAAGCGATAAGATCATCGGCTTCATATCCTCCTTGATGGAATATGTTCTTGAATCCCAGATATGGCAGAAACCTCTCCCTCAATTCGTCAAATTGAGCATAAGCATCCTCAAGGTCTGCCGTTTCTTCCTCTGTCATATCAACACGCCGATGCGCCTTATATTCCGGATATATCAATTTGCGATAGGAGTGCCGGGAATCCCAACAGAATATGAATTTGTTCGTCTTGAATTCGTCCGCCAACTTCAAGATTTGAAGCATAAACCCGAAGATCACCCCAACCCTCTTTTCGTCATAAGACAACCCGCTCATCTTATGAAAGGATCGATATGCCAGATATGCGCAATCAACGACGATTCTCATTGATTAATACCTCTTTTCACGATCCGTTTTGATAGCCGATTCAATTTCCAGCCAAGCCTCTTCCGCCCGATCCGCCAGAACGTCCTGAAGATGCTCCCTTTCAATCTTGGAAACCAAATCGGCTCTTTTATAACCGCCTCCAGCCTCTTCCAACTCCTTCTTGCTGAGATCGTCCCAATTGATTTTATCAACCTTTGGCCCATAAAGATAGGCCAGACACGAAGAAATATCATCAACCCCGTAATCAAACAAAGCTTGAAATTCCGCTTCACGAAACGGCTTGCCCACTTTGTTTCGCTCAATCCGGGCAAGAACACGAACACCATGCGGCCTTTTCTCCCCCCGGAATTGTGTTATCATCTTTTCCTGTTCGTATAGCCACGCAACAACATGGGTATAGAAATTGAGCGCCTTGCCACCATTCCGTTTATACTTCTTTCCATATGTGACGCCAATCGCTTCCCGAATCTGAGAAACGATCATAAGCGTGACATCCTTCCCAGACATGCGATCACAGATATTGTCAAAGAATGAATCGCTCAAATATTTCGCTTTTTCCGCTCCCGCTCCATAAGATCCTTCTTCTGCCTTATCGGTTTTTGCCGCCTTATCAAACCGTTCCTTTGCTTCTTCGGTCGAAGTCGCATCCAAAGAGTCCAAGATATAAAGCAACAACTCTCCCGGTTTATTGGCATCCAATGCCCTCGTAAACCGGCGACCAAACTGTTCCACCGTTCTTGACCGGACCCATTCAACAACGCGATTCGGATCAACTGGAATATTGGGGTTTATCTTCCCATCATACCCATTGGCAAACTGTTCCCCGTACATCTCTGGCACTGGAAAGTCCATCACCCCCTCAACGTTGTCGTAAATGATCCTGATTTTCTTGACCCGCGGAAAATTGCGGGAGACTGATCCCATCATCTTGTAAAATACCCTTGCCGCCAATTCCAACATCAACAACGTCTTTCCGCTTGAACCGTCTCCAACAACATTTGATATCCGGCCTCTGGGCCATCCACCCCTTCGACCCATACCGGAAATTGCCAAATTGATCATCGTACAACCGGAATGGAGAAAATCAATAACAGAATCAACAATTGCTCCGCAAACCCCCTTGCGTTCTTCAATAATTTCCTTCGCAGGTTCCGGCCGTGATTCCTCCGCATGAAAAACTCCAACGCCGCCGCCATCCCGATTGATTTTCATAATTTCCTCTTCTCAAGAAAAATGGGGAAACCGGCCGATTCAATATGGTTGGCCGATTTCCCCTGGGTTCAAATCCCGTTACCGTGCTGCGCGCTCAAGCCGGTCATTCTCCTTGGCGCAATCCTTCCATCTGGGGCACTTCTCGCATTCCGGCTTTTCATCGATATCCTTGCCGAAAACGTGGCCAGACGGGCATCCATCCGTAGCCGCCCCGCCAACCGGCGCTGCCGATGCTGCTGATGTCGCCGCTATTGCCGCAGCGGACCCGGAAGGCTGTTGAGCAGGAGCTGCCGCTTGCTCCTTTTTCTTCTTCAAAGCGGCCAGCCTTGCCTCCAATTCCTCAGCCTCCAATTCTTCCGGAGACTTGGCCGGGGCAACGGGCTGAGCAATGGTGGTTGGAACATCCTTTTCCGCCGCCGTGGTGGTTCCGGCATCATATTTCGCCGCTCTATCTGCATTTGTCTGGGCACCCCCCGAAGACGGAACAAAAACGCCGGCCGCATTCTTGTCCATCGGAATCCCATAGAACGATTCATATGCTGACGCAACCGTGGGCCAGGCAATGAGATCATCCAGGGCATGAGTCGCCTTCAAAACCTCATCCGGTATCGGGGTGCGACGATCTTCGAATTTAACCCCGATGAATTTGGTTTTCTCATCAGTGCCCTGCCGATCAAAGGCGATGGACCTGCCTTCGTCATCGTCCATATAAGGCACGTAATTCTCGATACCGGCCGCTTCTCCGGGCAAAACGGTCCTGCGGGAAATGGAATCCAGATATTGCTGGAGCAAATATGCCGATGTTTCGAAAACCTGAGCGCCATCCCCCGGATTGCGACGATCATAGACATTATAGATCGTCCGGGGCCAATTGGCGTACTTGAGTTTGTCAGTGACTTCCTTCCCCGCTCCTGCTGCCGACTTCAGGCGATATTCCTTGCAAACCGGGCAAAAGGCGCCATGACCAAAGATTTCTTCCCGCCGCCGTTGATCCTTGAACGTCTGCTCAATGCAAATGATGTCGCTTCCATCTGTTGCAGCGCCCCGATGGATAAAAATCCGAAGCACATAGGCCATCGAACAGGCATAGATCGGATCGAATTTTCCCGACATATACATCAAGATGTCGAAAAGGTTTGGCCCCTCCTTGCATTTGTAATACTTGACCCCCCGAACATCCGCCCGGAAAAGACTGCCGGTGCGCCGATAATACTGATTTTCGGTGTCCATCCGCTTTTGCATTTCCTCTTTCATTGAACGTCTTGATTCCCTCATACTTCATTCCTCCTTCTTGATTGCTTTGATTTTCGATCAAACCATAATTTTGCCTGAAAGTAGCTTCTGAGCGCTCCATATGTCAAGATGCGCCAAACGATATACCCAATCAGGATAGACGCCGGAACTATGAAAAGCCACTTTCCATCCATTTTATCTCCTTATCCCCACACGCCCCGTTGCCTGAGCCTTCTTCTCTTGCGCCTCTCTCTGAACCCGCTCCTGCTCCACCGATTCCTCATTTTTCCGATCAATCGCCTCTTCGCGCTTCGCAGCGGTGTATCCTTCGGGCATTGTGCGTTTCCGATCCGAATCATCAGAGAAATGATCCAAAGCCTTCTTCTTGTGCTCCATTGCCCATTTCAACCCGTCCAGGCGCTCATACTCCGCTTCGGCATCAATCAACGTTCTGGACACCGCCTCATAACGCGGATCGGCGTGAACCTCATTGTCCACCCGCGTATCACTTGGCGGTTTCCCGTCCAAGGCGGTCAGAGCGGCCCGATGTTCCTTGAACAACTGCGCCTTGAGAACCTTCTTGTCCAGCCATGCCTCGTTCTTCTTCTTCAAAGCATCAGCACATTGATCCACATAGTTGGCATAGACTCCCGCCTGTCTGATCCACTCGCCATCCAGATCGTTTCGATTGACTTCAAAATCCTTTGAATTGCTTCCCAACATAATTTCCTCCTTGACCTTTCTTAGATATTATACCCTGTTTTATTTATTTTTGAGGAAGATTCGATAACATATAACACGCATATGTTATCCCACTTTTCCCACTAAATGACGGCAACCTTAAAAACTCCTCCAATATCAATGCCGCCATGTCGTCTTTTTTCCCATTTACAAGGATGGCGGCCACATATCCTTGAACCCCCATTCTGATTTTCTCCGCATCGTCAGTGAGTGATCTTACAATCGCCGCTGTTTCCTTCCACGGCTTTCTGTTCAACAACGATTGAATCAGATCCTTTGTAACATGGCTCACGGCGGATCGAATCAATGAAATTGCTTCATCGTCATTTTCGATCCCGCGCACCGTATCCATAGTGACCAGGATTTCCCTTGGGATTCCTTCACATGAATCGATGATTGCTTGGCGAACAGCGGGAGATAGCCGGAACCCTTCCTCATGACAAACCATTTTGATCAAAAAGGCTTGATCAATAACGGTCAATGGCGCAACTTCATAAACCTTGGCGCGGCTCTTAACCGTAGTTGGAACCTTGTTGAGATCTGTTGTACACAAGGCAAAATAGCAAAACTCAGGCGGATTTTCCAATGTCTTGAGAAGAGAATCTGCCGCCGCACCAGAGAGACGATGACATTCGTCAATAATGTACATCTTATTTTTTCCATGAAGCGGATAACTTTGCGCAGCCTCCTTAATGGATCTGGCATTATCGACTCCGGTGTTGTCAGCAGCATCAATTTCCATCAAATCTAACCCTTTGGCGCCAACGCTATCCCCAATCAACCGGGCAATGGTGGTTTTCCCACACCCTCTCGGTCCACAAAGCAGGAACGTCCTTGTGCGGGGAATTGCTGGGACAAGAGACTTTTTCAAGACCTCATTGCCAATCAAATCATCAAACGTTGCCGGCCGATACTTCAAGTGAAGCTCAACTCTCTTCTCCTCTGTCATCTCAATCCTCCTATTGAATTAATCTTATCAGCAAAATTCCGTATACCCTCTTGAAATAATTTCTTATTTTCTGGATTCCTTAAAACGGAAGACGGATGAAGACCCCAGCAAACCCACACTCCCTTGGAAGGTATCCATTCCGTTGTGCCACACAATTTCGTGATGCCGCCATCCTCGTTCTTGAAATACTTCAAAGCGACATTACCCAAAGCCAGACACAACCTCGTTCCGGTATTCTTGATTTCTTCGTCAAGCCATCGGGAACAGGCAGCAATATGGATATCCTTTGGAGTCCTTGTTATACTTGGGAAGCATTTAACCACATTCGTAACATGAAACTGCCTTCGCGTGAGACCATAGATGAACAACGTCTCCCAAAGAAGATCGCCAGAGCGCCCAACAAACCCTTTCCCTTCAAGGTCTTCATTACTTCCCGGCGCTTCCCCGACAATCATTGCGTTGTAAATACCCATCGAAGGAAGCACCGGCTGTCTGGCTTCCCCCCTCAAGGCGCAATCCTTACAATAAAGCAATTCGACATCTCTCCAGCGTCTCTGAAGCACAAAGCATTCCCGGTCCTGCGGCTTTCCGATAATCGAAACGATATCAAATGAAAAATATTTGGCCAAATCGCCAGTCGGTTCAGATCCGTCTAAACCGACCTCTTTGATGATTTTATCCATCTTGACAGAATGTTTCACCGGCTCAAGATCGCCCAAGCTAAATGCCCTTTCATCCTTGACTCTATATTGAGCATAATCCCCAGCAGTTTTGTCTCCTATGCCTTTGATTTCTACAAATGGGACATATATGTTGCCGTCTCTGGAAATCCATTGTTTGGCATCAGAAATCCCAAGCCGGGGCAAGATAACTTTCAACCCTCTTCGAAGCGCCTCTTTCACCAAATCGTCTTTCTTGTCATCCTTCCCTAATGTAAGGTTGGCACAGATGAATTCGGCCGGGAAAAATAGTTTCAAAAAGGCGCACCAATAGGCAATTATGGAATACTCAACTGAATGAGATTTATTGAAGGAATATCTCGCATGATTCTGAAGGGCTTCCCAAAATTCTATGGCTTCCTGCTCGTTAAACGTCTTCTGTTCCAAACATCCGTTAATGAATGCTTCTTCGTATGGCTTGAACTCCTTCGCATCCCTCTTCTTTCCAATAACCTTCCGGATCTTATCTGCTGTCGAATAAGGCAACCCTGCCACCAGATTGATCACCTGCATCACTTGTTCTTGATAAACGACGATTCCATATGTATTCTTTGTAATATTTTCATAAATCCGATTCTTCTTCTGCCATTTCGCTCCATGCTTCCTCTTAACATAATCATCAGTGAGACCACTATCCGATGGCCCCGGACGAACCAAAGCAATGACATCGCTCATCAACCCGAAATTTTCAATCCCAACCTGTTTTACAAGCTTGGTGGTCGAATATGTATTGAATTGAAAAACTCCTTCAGTTTCTCCTTTTGAGAGCATTTCAAATACTTGAGGGTTATCCAAGGAAATATGATCGAAATCAATTTCTTTTCCATGGTTTTTCAAAATCAATCGCCGACTCTCATTTAAAATTGAAAGAGTATTAAGACCAAGAGCGTCAAGCTTCATCAAGCCCATATATTCTGCGTCATCTTTTGCCCAATTGATAACATCCTGGTCTGATCTGATCGCAAGATTTCCTCTAGTCCCCAAAGTCAAATCTTCTGCAGAAACTATAATTGCTGCAGCATGCTGCGAATATCCTCGAATTTGGCCCTCAAGCCGAACAGCATAATCAACGACATTTGGATACTTATCAACAAACGGATGGCGTTGTTCTTCAATCGATTGTTGAACAGAATTGTTATCATTACCTTCGTCTTCAATAATTTTGACAAATTCATTTACTTCTGAAATCGGGACATCGAAAACCCGCGAAACATCCCTAACAATCCCCCTCCCCTTCATTCTTTGAAAAGTCGTAACCGATGCAATATGATTCTTCCCATACAATTCCTCAAGATGCTGCCGAACCAATGGCCGTTTAACATCTTCGAAGTCAATATCAATATCTGGCAACCCTTGCCTTTCCTCGTCAATAAATCGAGAGAAGAGAAGGTCATACTTAATTGGATCGGCAACCCTAGTTATCCCCATCAAATAAGCAATCAAACTGCCCCCAACCGATCCGCGGCCAGGTCCTACGAAAATGTCATTTTCTTTACACCATAATATCAACTCGTGGATTAAAAGGAAATAACGGATGAATTTTTTCTTCTTGATCAATTCAAACTCTTCCCAGAAACGATCCAGATATTTTTGATCCCATTCGGAAGATCCGAACAGCCGTTCATAGCCTTCAAAACATAACTTCTTCAAAAAATCTGGTTCTTGATCCTCTGGAACTGATTTAAGTGTTGGCAACCAAATGCTCTTTTCTTGAATAAAAAAAGACGAACACTTTTCAGCAATTGCCATTGCGTTCCGCATTGCCAAAAGATACTGACCCCTTAACAATACTCCTTGAGCAGCAAAAGCGTCCTTCATTTCCTGCTCGGATCGAAGGAAAAGACCTTGGATTTTGAATTTGAAACGGTCCTCCTCATTCCATGTTTTCTTGGTCTGAATCGCCAACAAGACCTCTTGAAGATCACTATCGCCTTCATCAACATAATGGCAATCATTGGTAGCCACCATCTCTATTCCATATGTTTCATGAATCGAAACGCAAAATTGATTAACAGACAATTGATCCGGGAATGAATGCGGCATAACTTCCAGATAAACGTCGCCTGGGATCTTCTCATTCAATCGAAGAATAAAGTTATATCCAGACTTATCCAACAATGGCGTGGCCGCACAGCCGGAGAGGAAAACAAGACCGTCACAATGATCCAGAATGAAATTGAAATCCGCTCTTGGCCTTGAATAGAATCCTTTCAAATTTGCCACAGTAAGAATCTGACAAAGGTTCTGGAATCCTTTCTCATCCTTGATTAACGCCGTAACATGAAAGCGGTGATCAGAAGGAATCTTAACAACCATATCCGGAACAACATATAATTCACAACCATATATCGGAGTTATCCCGGCCTTCTTCGACTCTGATTGAAAATTCAACAACCCGTCTATATTGGCGTGATTGGTAAGAGCCAAATGGGTTTGCCCCAATTCCTTGGCCCTTTTCAGATATTGATCCGCTTTTCCAACGCCATCAAGGATAGAATACTCATTGTGGACGTGAAGATGGCAAAATGACATTTCCCGCTCCTCTTTTCAATCAACCGAATCTATTTGACCAGCGCGATGACTCCGGCAAACTTGCCCGACTTGAAAAGAAGATAACGGTCATCCTTGGGATAATACTCCCGGCCTTGGGATAGGATGTTCATCAGAAAATTCGGATTGACCTTTAAGGAAGCTCCGGGAGGAAACGACCACTTGTCACTCTTGAGGAATTTCTCATTGATTTCTCCAAACTGCCGTTCTCCGTGAATAATCAAATTCCCCTTGGGATCAAGCGACAACAAAACAAACTCTCCCCCGTTTTCCCCGGCAGAGGAAAGGACAGCGGCCCGATCCAACGATTTGATCATGTCTTCCGGAAAAAGAAATGGCGCCCCCAACCCATCAAAATTGAGAAGGTTCTTGATTCCCTCCCTTGGGAAATCGCCTTTCCTCTTCCGAACACTAAACAAAACTCCGTCTTGTGATCGGAAATGAAGCCAACCCTCAACGGACGAAAACGATTCCATGTTACCAAATTTCAAGATTTCGCCAACCGCCTTGATGGGCAAAATCGATTCGTCTTCAACCGGGATTGACATTTCGTAAAATCCTGCGCGGAACCCGTCCGTGGCCGCCAATCCATCCGGTCCAATTGACACGCCGCATCGCGCAGGGAATGCTGAATTGGTTGCCGCAAAGCCTTCTACCAATGCCAGCCCATTCGTGAAATCCGCTGGCAATTTGACCCATTTAATGTCAGAGAGAGACAGGTTATCCACCATGGCAAGGATCGAAGCTGGATTTGACGACACCATCTTCAAAACCGTCTTCCCCCCGGAAACTTGAATTTTGTTCTCATCAAGCAGCACAAGCCTGATTTCTTCCGTATCGATCTTGGAAACGATCTTGAAGAATTCGACTGCCCGAACAAGGCAACGGACCTCTGCCTTAAACGGTATCGAAACGGAAATGTCATCATTGAAGGTCTTGATCCATTCCGTATCGAACATGAAAGAATCCGCCCCTTCAAGCAATACATTCTTACTTTCCACTCCCGGCATAACCTTCTTCAACGCTTCCAGCAATTCAACCCTCTTCATAAACCCCTCCATTCGATGCCAAAGAAAAGACCTTGAAAACCCGGAATGGGCGCAACTTCATCTTAAAATGATAAAGATTGTCATCCCCCAAACAACCGCCATCGTTGACCAACTTATCGTCGCCAATATGGGTATAGAACAAAAGCCGCATATATTCGCTCAAGAATTGCCCCGGATAGCAAAAGCAATACCGATAATTCACAAATCTATGATTTGAATCCCAAATATTCACGCCATATATCGCGCCGTTCTGATCAACCAAAACCCAACGATTCTTCCCCGAATCGATATATTTCAAAATGACATCGGCATCCTGAACAATTCTTTCCCGACCTTCTAGCCAAGAAACCATCAAGGCGCTCAAATCATCGGTGGGGGTGGCTTCTCTATACAGGAGGGTCAATTCAGGATGTCTAGCCGCAAATTTGCGCGAATTCTTGCGAAAAACGGCAACGTCCCCTCCCGTCAAATTGCGGAACAACGCCGGCATATACAAAAAATTATAATCAAGAAACTCCCCGGAAGATAAACCCGGCAAGGAAGACCAAACGGGAACTGAACAATGATGAACAATCCCCGTCTTCAATTCTATCGGCGGCAACATCAAGTGGCCTTCTGAATCGGAAACGTACACCGAACCGCCTGAAGTGTACGTTTCCCATCCAGCCGCTTCAAAATATTCTTCAGAGCACCAAAAATTCGGATCGATTCGAAAGCGCTCCAAAGTCTCAAGGTATTTATTTGTCATCAAGACCCAATCCCTTGTCTGCCGCCTTTTGCGTTGCGTTCTTACTGGCCTTGCCACTCTTGATCTTATCGATCAACTTCTTTGATATCGTTCCAGTTTTCCGACTCTTTCCGCCCATAATCACAATCCTCCTTAATTATAATTTTAATCCTCTTGTAAGGATTTTCCATGCCAATTCAACCACTGATGGAATTTGCCCATTGCCAATGGCTTTAATTCTGTCCAGTTTATCGGCCAATCCATCATCCATTCGGCAAAGCAAGGGTGAACATGTATATGCTTCTCTGGGCATTTTTGATGGTTCTTCAAATTCAATTCCATTCCAATTAAATAATGGGAAAGGCGGGTAGTCGATTGCCAAGTTTCTGTTGTCCGGATATTCCCATTGGCAAATTGAATCGCTTCTGAACTCATGACTGTAGGCAAGAATCCACAATCGTTTCCTCTCATGCGGTGCTCCAACATTATCCCCTCCCACAAGGCACCATCGACAATCATACCCAATTGAGGAAATATCTGCAAGGATTCTTCCGAAATAAATGGTAGAGATGAGCCCTGAAACATTTTCCAAAAATGCAAATTTTGGTCGTATTTTCCCAATAACCTCAAAAGTTTCAGGCCACATATTGCGACTATCCAATTCTTTTTTACGCTGCCCTGACATTGAGAATGGTTGACATGGGAATCCTCCTGAGACAACATCAACCAATCCCTTATAGCTGTCGGCGAACCCTTCATCAATGAATGTTTTGATATCGCTGAATATGGGAGCATCATCTAAAATACCATCCTGAATTCTTTGAGCAATTAATCTTTGACAAAAATCATTCCATTCAACATAACCTAATGTTTTCCAGCCCAACAATTTAGAACCAAGAAGACCGCCACCCCCCCAGAAAACAAAGATAATTCCTTCATTTTTTACTTTCCCAAAACTTCAATCCTGCCCAACTCATCAAAAAGACACCAACTTAACAGACCAGTCAAGTCGGTTGTCTTTCCCTTCACAATGAAATAATTTCCGCCCGGAACGAACGAAAAGGACAATTCCTGATCATAATTGAACAGAGCGTCCAAATCAACCGTCCGGATACCGATTGGCTCAAACCTCTCCAACTTCTCCTGAGACGCAAAATCAAGACCGCTGGCGTCATTTACAATTTCAATGATGGTTCCTGAAAAGATATCGCGCTGGACAACCTTCAACCCGTTGTCCCAATGAATCTCCACATGGCTTAAATCATCCTGCAAGGCGCTCATAATCGCCTTCCGGAGAGTAAATCTTGAAGTCGCCTTCTTCCGGGCATAACGATAATACAACCGAAATATTTCATCAAAGGAAAGCGACTTACTTGACCCACACTTCTTCTTCCGAACATAGCCGTCTTGAACCGTCTTGAAAACAATTGAATCCCCTTCAACGTAAAAATTCGCCGAATCATAATCATTGGCGTCAAAAATGACGGTTTCCTTAAACGCGGCGCTTGTCTCCGGAAGGGCAAACCTCAACAGAATCGTCCTATCAGAATTGATAACCAAAACGTCACGCTCATTGCAAAGAATGGTGTTTCTCATCCTTCCACTCTGGTCAAGCGCCGCCGCATATGAAAAAATTTCTTCCCTGTCCACTTTATTCCCTCCGTTTAATCAAATAGACCATTTTCTTCTTTACAGAACTTTTCGCATCCCAACCGTCCTGCTGCTCCGGCGCAATATTCCTCATCGATTTCAAAAGCATCCAACTTAAATCCCAAATCCCGACAAGCAATGGCGCTTGATCCACTACCCAAATGGGTATCGATAATAGTATAACCCGGTTTTGCGTATTTCTTTAATAACCATTTATATAAAGCAACTGGTTTTTGCGTTGGATGAATTCTCTTTTCTTTGTTTTTCATATCTCCTTGTAAAAAACCTTGCCAACGATATGAAAACATGCGAGTTGATGTATCAAAAGAAGTCCAAGCCAATTCGCAATCAGCAAAATTATTTTTTCCATTAACTTTATCCCATACAATAAAACAATTTGTGTTTCTTAAAAATTCTATAAAATAATTACCCCCAAAAACAATCTGATGTTTGCTTATCCGAAATAATTCAACAAAAAAATCTCCTTTAGGAACTAAAGAATCCCAATTTTTATATTCAATGTCTCTTCTAACAGAAGCCAAGCTGTCAAATTGCATTTTATAAGCTGCTTGAAAATTTTCAACATATGGAGGATCGACAATTGCCAAATCATACTTCTTATCTGGCATCAATTTCATTTCTGGAAGACAATCGCAACAAAAGATTCTTATGTCATCCTGTTCATAAAAAGGGTTCAATCAAACAACCCTCCTCAGCATTTCCTCTCGGAAATCGTATTTTGGATCATAGACCCAAACAAGGCCATCCCTATCCTGCCCCACCGGCCGCAGACCTGCCGCCCAATCGATGGAAAATGAAGTGTCTCCCATAAGGTTCCAAAGATGCTTCACTTCATCCCGGAACGAATTGGACAGAAACCCATTCCCCTCGTTGACCCACTTCTCAAAATCGCTCCACGCCGTCTTCGCTCCCTTCCGGCTCACGATAAAACGGATGGCGCTGGTGGTATTCCCTGAACAAAACTTGGCGCGGCCAAACAGATCGCTGACCGAACAACAAATATCATCGTCGTTGGTTGGAACGTTCCCGGCATCGAAGGTGGAACACTCGATTCCACACTGCCGGAAATAATCCATATATTTCCCTAACAATAAAGACCCCAAAAATTGAGCCTTCGACATCATTTCATACATCCGTTCAAAGTCGTGACCCAGACGGGCGAAACTGTTCTTGATCCCCGATCCCGCCGCTGAATAGGAATAACAGTCAAACGTCATATGGCGAATTCCGGCTTCAAGAATCTGCTCAATATAATCGTCCGTCATTCCCTTCTCGTCATTCAAGAAGACCATGAACGGTTCAATCCTTGCGACAACCCGGACACCAGCATCACAAAGATTTTTGCACCCACGAATTCTCTCCTTGAAAGTCGGCGCTCCCGGCTCCAAACCTTTCAAGAAAGCTTCGTTGGATGAAATCATCGTAACGTGGACCGCCGCCCCTGCCCTATTCCGGGCAAACGCTTTCACATATTCATCATCGCCAACAAGATCCGACTTCGTATTGACCATGATTGGATATTCGGCATCAGCAAGGAAATTCAGCATCTCCAGAGCTATCCTGTTTTTCGTCTCTATCGGCCGGACAAAATCCTCAAAGCGAATTCCCAGCCGCAATGGCATCTCCATTGCTATCGCCTTTGAAACGTCCGCCAGATCCTTCTTCGATCCCCGATGCTTGAACAACTCTGTCAATTCCTTCTTGAAGAAATCCGGAGAACAAACCCGCATCCCCATCCCCTTCGTATTGTCAAAAAAGGAAGAGTAAAGGCTGGCCCTGGCATAATCGGCGAAGCAATACCGGCAACGATACGGGCAAAGCTTGGAGTCATAGATGTCCAGATTTAATGACATCGGACAAGCTTGAGACCTCAAGCTCACTTCGATAAATGATTGCATTTCCTCAAGATTCAAAAGGCGCTCTTTCTTGATCATTTCGCCTTTCTCAAGATCAAACTGGAAATAATTCGACTTTCTCCCCTTCTCCTTAACGAGACTCTGCTTGTCCCGTTCTTCAACGAATACCGAAAGACGCGGAATTATTTTTGAAACCAGCTTTCTCAATTCCCAATAATTCATGTTATTCACGTGGCGGTCCTTTCACAAGATCGTCTAATGCAATAAAGTGGATTTGGATGCGGATGGGGAGGTTTTCATGGCTGCGCCGCCTCCAAAACTATATCGCTTTCTACCTCATTGCCCCACACATCCCATCCTTCAGTTTTCTGGCGAGCAAACAATTCGATACGATTCCCGCATGGATATAAACTTTCGATCATCCTGCGAGCAATTATCGGCTTACGAGAATGGATAGTTGCTGCTTCTCTCAAAACAGTTGTATATTTCCCTCTTTGCTCAACCGCCACTGGAATAAACTTACCCTTGTAAAGCCAAAGTAAATATTCATGTGAATATCTTACTGTAAAACAAGGGGCAACTCCATTTTCCTTATCCCATATAATCCGAGCATGAAGTCGATGCTGAGAGAAAAGTCTTTCCGCGTCCATTAGATATTTATCTATCGTCCAGAGAAAAAGAATATAATTGTCCTCAACGGGAACACTTTCAATAATGTTTTTAATGTCAGCGAGTTCTAACGTATTATAATCTAAACTTCTGCCTTGATGGGGCCTGCAATTCCTTAGTCCGCCTTTTTTTTGAACCCAAGGAGGATCAGCATAAATTACTTGATATTTTTTATTCAATTTACTCCTCCAATCCCGCGTTACTTACCTTGCCAAATCCAAGCAGGCCGATCAACAGCAGCATCTCGATCTCGGGGCATGCCGCATTCGTCGCAAACCTCGATGCCGCCACCATCGGGCCAATCTTCGTTGTGAGTTTTCAAATGGCCGCATTTATCCATATCACGCTCCTATATTCCAAAAAAGGATTGGCCCCTCAAGACTGTTTTTGTTTTGCTTTAACCAAGACCATGCTTTCAAATCGTAATACGGATTGCAAGGGAATGGACACCCCGTCACAACTCTATCCGTGTATTCATATCCCATATCAATTAGTTTGAAATCCGGATCGTCCAATAAATAACCGGCCGCACCAACAATCTTCTCTCTTTTCTTGTTTTGTTGACAAGATTCTCTACAAAGAACCCCTCTAACTTTTATATTATACCCCTTTTCTCGGATTCCTCTTAAAACTCCTGCCGCCATCGTTCCAGAACCAATACACATAACTATCGTCTGGAATCTATCCACGTTTGAGCACTTGACTTCCTTTGCAACCTCAACAACCGTCTCCAATAGCGGAAGACCCAATGGCAATAAGACAGCCTTGGGCCCAAATTCCTCCGCAAGAGCGTTCCGGCTGATATAATAATTCACCTTCGCCATACCGGCCTTGACGTTCCTGATCTCAGCGCCGAATTCAATCCACTTGCTTTTATGATATTCAAGAACCTCGTGTGACTCTTTATAGACAGGGTTGTAAATAACGGCCGTCATGCCCAATTCTCTGGCTATGGCGCAAATGCCAATGCCTGCCATAGAAATCGATGTTTCTGTATATCCAACAACAGTCACCCCTTCCCTCTTTAATTTCTGAAGATGTTTCTCCAATCCTCTTACCTTAGCAAAAGGAGGAAGAGGAGGAAGTGCACATAAATCTTCCCTTTTAACGTAAATCCCGTCATATTCCTCGATTGGAGTGTTATTTATTATCATTCGTTAACCGCCTTTGATGTCTTTCTTCGCTTTTGGGCAGCAAATTTAAGTTTATTGACATGTTCCTCAGAAAGCTTCTTCCCTTTCCAAAACGATCCTCCTCCGGGATGTCTCGCATGGTTTCTTCTATATACATCATCCTGCCATAATTTCTTAGTCAATGCGCTTTGCTTCTCTCGTTCACCATCATTTTCATATCTTCTCAACGTAACAATCCTTGCTTTCTCTGATTGAGATTTTCTCATACTTTCAGTCCAATTAATTATTCCCAATCCTCCTTCCACCATATTATATCCATTAGGAACAATGGAATTGTTTTCTTTGATATAATCTCGTTCCAACTCTCCAGCTTCCTCCGGAGTCAATCCACTATGCAATAAAACCATATAGAAATTATTGATGCCGTATTTCCGAATAGAACTATGAAGGGCATACAAACTTCCAGATTTAACTTTATCCAAATGAGCCTTCCAACGACTCTTAATTGATTGGCTAGTAACGCCAAAATACTTTTTATGATTTATATTATTTTCAATAACATAAACAATATACTTCATAATAGTCCGCAATCCTTTAGCGAATACATATCTGGTTCCTTGCCATCAAAAACTCTTCTGCCCTGTTCAAGATCGCCGATCCCATCCCAACTCGATTGAAAGACCTCTTCCCGGTCTTCCCCCGCTAAGATCCGCCGTTTAAAATTGATCAAATTGAATGTAGTGGGATTTGGCACCGTAACGCCGCAACAGGTGTTTGTTGATTCCCTATACAGACCGGAGTTAACAAAGTCAGGACAGCCCAAAACGATGCCATATTTCTTGGCAATCTCGATAAGCTGAACCAAGATCGGTTTCCAATATTGATCCCGGTTATGAAACCAAATCTTCTCAATATCAATCCCGATCCCATGGAGGCGCTTAGCAACGAAGTCGTTGAAGTGAAAATTGTAGGTGTTATAATTCAAGATCCCATGGGATTTTAGCCGACGCATTAAGGATCGGAATTGAGCCACGGTATGATACCCTGGAATGAAAGGTTCTCCGTTGACTCCCACCCTAACGCCGTTGCTCTTCAAAAGCAATATGTGAACAATCCGATCCTCAACCGGAGTCGTGCACCGCCGTTCTAATACCTCCCAATCGCTTTCCGCTCCCGGAGATATAATTGGCTGGACAATGCAAAGATCCTTCATCCGGACGATATCATCAAAATAATCCATCATGACTTCGGTGAACATGGTCTGAATCAAAAACGACCACCGATGCCCCTCAAGAATTTTCAAGACCTCTCCGGATACGCGGTGAATCCGCTCCGCTGATTGAAACGGATCTGCTTTGTTGCCAAACCGAATTGTCTTCTTATGATGCAGCGCCCAAGCCAGAGAGGATCGCGGATTTTTGTTTTTCAACCCGTTTGACAATGTTCTTGAAAAGGATTCGATATCCAGAGGCTTCAAATCGTACCCCCAGATGTGATTAAGACGGCGAAGATAGCAATGAAGGCAATCCGCCTCGCAATTGCCATATGAATCAAGAGAAAATGACAATGGACAATAAATGGAATCGCCCCTGATTGTTAAGCCTTGTTTCAATCTTTCCAATGACTTATGTCCTCTGAAAAATAGGCGAAAAAGAAGGGGGCAGAACTTCCTGCCCCCTTCTCCGAAAACGTGGACCGGCCGGGGTTACTTGCGGGTGATTTTCCCATCGGCGATGGCGAAAAGGTCGAACGCTTCCACGGCCGCCAGGACTGTCTTCATGGCCCAAGCCGCCTCTTTCTCATTGGCCTTGCCGCCCTCTTTGGCGTACTCCGCATCTGCCGCCTTGATGAGATCTGTCACCGTTTCGCCCTTGGCCTTGGCAAGAATGGATGCGGAAATGAAAAGCCGCCCCTTCTTCTTCTCCTTCGGCTCTTTGGGCGCGGACGGCGTCTTGGTCTTGGCCGCCCCGCCCTTCTTGGTGCCCGCGGCGGGTGCGGCCGGCGCTTCATCCGGCACGGTGATCTTCTGATAATACTCGGCCGCGGCATCCGGTCCCGTCCACGTTCCGTCCTCGGCATCGGGAATGGCCTGGACCGCCCCGATGAACAGGTTGACCAGATCCTCCTTCGACTTCCCGACTGCGACGATCTTGTCCGGAAGCTTCCCGCTGTCGTTGATGGCCTTGATTGCTGCGGATAATTCCTTGAACTTGATGTCCTCGATTTTGATGATCTTCACTGCCATGATACTCACCTTTTCCTTTCTATTTTTCATCTCCGGTTTATTTTTGGAACCCCTTTTCCTTTGCTCTTGAAACCTATTATATAACCAGAATGAAAAAAGTCAAGAAATATTTTTGATAATTTTCAAATTATTTTTATCCATTGATCCTCTAGGAACGGTTGGCCCAACGCAAGTGATTGTAAAACCATCACTTCTCCCAAAAATGTAAACTCCTCGTGACGATGTGCAATGGTGCTTATTCTTGACACCCCCTGATCTTTTTCCTCCGGAGTCTGATTCACACCGAACAATTCATCGACATGGGCCAATTTCCTAATATCTTCAGCTGTATCCTCTTGTTCTAAGCTTTTTTTGCTGATTGATTTTCGGTTGCTCTGAAGAACCGTCGCCATTAAAGCGTGCCTTCGGGAAGCCAGACCCTTCCCACGTTTCCAAACATAGTCTGCGACTCCGCGCTCAGAAAAACCACTTGTCCCCGATCCCGGCGCTGAGATATCGAAATAATCATGAGCAATAACGTCGCTCACGAACCCTTCCCGATCTTCCAGCTCATCAAGATCCCTTTCACAATCATCAAATGAAGCGGAGAAAGCCGGATAGGACATCACCCGGAAATTATCACCGTAAAGGGTTTTAAAATGCTTCACCTTCCGGGCAACCGAAGCGGAATCAAAATCTTTTGTCTGATGCATCGGCAACCACCAAGTCGCCAAAACATAATTATTCTCGGATTTCCCACGGCAAACCTGACACGGACGATACCCTTTTATGATCTTAAATTCTGGGGTCTTTCCTCCCGGCGCTTTGATTCCAATGCTACATGCGCGTTCATCTTTCCGGCAAGACCCGTCCTGATTTCTCTGACAATCAAACACTGGATATTTATGATCACCTGCAAAAGAGGCAAGTGCCGCGATCCGTTTATATATCCGCTTTGATATTGCAATTTTATTCATCTCCAACGAGAATAAGGAAACCTTCAACCCGGCCATCAAAGCATAAATAGCCAATTCCTGAAGCCAAAAGCTCTTTCCTCTTTTCATGGGAGCCATAAAGGCCACAAGCCAATCCCGTTCAAAATATCCAGCCATATCTCCCAGAGCGCCGGGAAACCGAAAGAGACGGTTTGTTTCATTTTCAGAAAAGACCTGATTCACATTTGCAACATCAAGCGGATTGAACCATTGACTCGTATCTTTTGAAATCCGGCTATAACTCCTTGCAGCTTCTTCGGCCTCATCAATCCGCCCTCTGGCCAATTCCCCCTTTATCCGGTCTGCCAACATATCAAGATTTCTCTCCCGGATATAATCACGGGATTGGTCAACAAGATAGGGGGTGGCTTTGTCGCTGTTATCGGATAACTGCTGAAGGAATTCCCGGACCAGATCAGCCTCTGCTTCCTTGAGACTTTCCTGTTCCGTCATGAATATGTTCCGGATCTCATTCCCTGGCGCCTTTTTGTAAAGGCGATAATAATCTTCAACCCATTGAAAAACAGTCCTTGCAAAATCGATCTTGAAGTGATGCTTCTTGGCCATCTTGATAAGCTGGCTGCAATAATTGTCATCAACAATCGCTCCGGTGATTATTCGTTTCTCAATATCTCCGCTTACAACGTGCCTTCGAATTGAAGCCATATCTTTCCCCGGTCAATTATAAAAAGTCAGAATTTCCAAGCGCCGCAGCCCGTTCTTGTTCTTCCCGTTCCTGTCTGCCAAAATCTTTCCGCTTCTCCTCTTCAATCTGTCCAAGCCGGTATGAATCCCATCCATCCACTACATAACCAATCTCCTTCAAATACGGTCCCATGCTCTCCACAAAGAAATCTGGCGATTGGATCCAATACGGAACTGATCCAAAGTCAAAAGACTTCTTCTCAGCCAACAAACGCCATAAAAACTTGACGCATGTATATGGGTACGTTTTGTTGTATGTGAGATCTGACTTAAAATCCTTCAAGGTAACAAAGTAATTATACAGCCTTTCTGCCGTTTTACGCAAAATATTTTCTTCCCGGATAGTAAACTCACGTCTTTCCCCAGGCCATTCCTGTTTCAACGCTTCGGTAACGTCCGGATACTTGTTTGGATATTCCTTGCTATATCTATCTTCAAGAGTCAACCATTGATTTTTTGAGCATTCAAGGAACCAAGATTTGAACCGCAATTCCATTATATCCATTTTCTCCCGGATATATGGTTTTGGTTCAAAGAAATCCGCCATCCCAACCGACAATGCAGCATTTGTTCGGGCATAACGGGGATGATCCAAATTAAGGATCTTTGCAAAATTATCCATCGCGTTGCAAATAATGTTTAATGTTGCTCCTCGATTAATCGCCCGATCTGCCGCCTCAAGAGACTCAATAAATGTTTTGCTGCTAGGATCAAGGCGGTGTGACCCAGAATGTTTTGGCAAAGCGTTCCAATACAATAACGCTTCCTTTGCTTCCTTTGTATAACCTGGGAGCATCATAAATTCTTCTTCGGATAAGATTGTTGAAGGTTTCTTGATAGGATTTTGTGGTGGAACATAAGGACGGTTGATTCTAATCCCTGAAGAGTTATGAATCATAGGGCGGGCAGGTCCATCGCCCGTCTCATCTTTAGATGAGATAAAAGGTTCTTTATAAGACGGTTCTTTAGTATTTATAGTTACCGGATTTGCGGGAGCTAGTTCCCGTATTTGCGGTAACTGGCTATCATCCATTTCCTCTGTGGTTGACCTACCTTGCGGGAACAAGTTACCGGATTTGCGGGAACTGGGATTTTCTCCATTTCCAGCATATATGAATTCCATCAACCTTATCGGGTCAAGTTCATAAAATATCCGACAAGGTAATCCTTTTCTTTCTATCCGAAGATACCCATTATCAATTGCTTTTTGAATAAATAGATTTTGTTTCTCAGGACTTATTTTGCTGTCTTGTTGAATCCGTTCTTGGGAAACAGAAAATGATTCTTTTTCTTTGATATCCCCTTTATTTAGAAGCATCATCCGAAATTCATATAAATAGAAGATCCAAAATGATTCCTCGATACCAAGAACTTTTACCATCTCTTTAGGAATGCCCCAAAATCCACCACCAAATAATCTTGATAAATGCTCGTTTTCCATTTGACTAATCTCCAATAAAAAAAGCCTTACTCAGCAGGTCTGGTTGACTTGCCGGCGGGCACAAAGGAATAGAAGATTGGTGGAAAGGGCGCAAATCAATCTATTCAAAGAATGCCAACCAGCCCTGCTCAATAAGGCTTCATTTAGCACGCTTTCCAAAAATTATCTTCTAAAATCCAGTGCCCGCCAGCACGAGAGAGATATTAAAGGATTTTTTCGAAGAGTAAAAGATATTTTTATTTGAATAATTCCAATCGGATACGTGCCGATTCATCTTGACTAAACTCTCCGGGATCTTTCGCATTCTCTTCTTCCAGATCCTTTTCTATCTCAATAATCTCAACATACGGAAGCACCCCGCATAGATTATCAGCCAACATTTTCGCTTGCTTTATCGCGTCAGGATCGTACATCAGAAAGGTCTTCTTCGGCCGTTTATGAACCAATAATTGAATCTGCTCTGGCGTCATTCCCTTTCGGAAGGAGGCAATGAAGCCATCCCCATTCCTCCAAACATCGGTTATCCCTTCAACAACTACAGCAATGTCCTTGACAGTATCGATATTGTAAAGACAGTTGTTCACCGGAACAATGGATTCCTCCGGATCACTATTGATATATGGAATGACACCTTCTTTCCGGATAACCGCCGCCGCGATAAATGAGACCATCTTTCGATCAAGGAAAATGGGAACGATGATTCTGAATTTGTATTTCCATTCGCCGATATTATAGACGGCTTGAAGCTTATATTTCTTGATCAAAAAATCCGGATCAAACCCTCTTCCAACAAGGTAATTCCGATGTGGGATTGGTAGATCCGGAATAAGGCATTCAGGCATGCGCAGTTTATGCCCATTTTTCGTTGGAGGATGGGCAAGGTTTGTTTCCACATACCCCGTTTGGCCGGATATATCCCCCGACTTAAACGGCGCAATGATTTTACCGGGATACTGGCCTTTGAAAACGTCCATTGCCCGGATCAATTTGAAGAAAGCCCAATTGTTTTGGTTGTCCAGATCCGGGACAAGAGACGGCTTCATATCGCAAACCCAGCAATGCCAGGTTAGCGTCTCAATACTTATCCCGAAGTGGAAAGAGGAATCGCCGCAAAATGGGCAAATCTCCAGGTTAAGCCATCCTTTTGAGACGTTCTTGCCACGATCCCGGAACGATATTTCATAATGTTCAAGAAACGCCTTGATGTCAAGATTATCGCTCATGATTTCTTTGATTCTATTTTGAACAAATATTTTCCTTCTGGATAAGATGGATCCCAGATGGTAATTTTAGTCATCCAATAGTCTTCCCCCCGGACACCAAGAACAGAATTTGCAAAAGGAATCAAACGAGGATGTTGCCACCAACATCCTCCAAACTTGATTCTTCCACCGCTTCTGACTTTTCTGTCTCCATAATAAATCAATCCATCAGGCGCTTTTTTATCGCTCATAGATTCGGCGCATCTTCTTTTTGTCTTTTTCTTCCTGCTTGATTATAACGTCCATCTTATCTTGATCGATGGTCGCTGAAAAAGCTTCGTGGATTATTTCCGCCAATACTTCTGGAGGAAGTGCGTCAACCTCCCAAGACGAATCGCCATGAATGTCCACGTATCCTTTGGCGCGTGGATCTTTCATCTTTGCTGGGTTGGGAGGAGGATTATATTTGACAATCTGGTCCATTGTTAGCGCCAGTTTCTCAACGCGGATATCGGAAACCCCAAACATCAAAAGCCTGTCCTCAATATCGCGCACCATATCCTCTCCGCTTGGATCATGATCGCCCAGGTAAAAGAGGATTGGTTCTTGATTCTCATGAGAAACCATAAAACGCTTCGCCGATTCGAACATTGCGGATTGGGAGGAATATCCACGATTGACCATCATCGTAACGTGGAATTGACGGGCCAATGGTTCAAGAACCCCTGCCAGAGCATCTTTTTCAACCCACAACTCAGCATAAAACTTTTGCCCCTTCCATCTTGGAAGGCGATAGCAAGAAATGGCTGATTCCACCAGTTGGCGAAGATCCCGGAATTCTCCCGGATAAACCGGTTTGCGCGTTCTGTCCTCAATGGCATCCCAATCCACATATCCGGCCAGACGACCGTTGGAAACGATGGCGCTCAACCAACTGTAATTCGGTTCAGCGTTTATCGTCCCTGCCGGATTTTTCACCCACTTCCCGTTGGCATTTCTTAACCACTTGTGAGATTCCGGGAAGAGATTGTGAGACACAAACTGGTAATAAAGCTGGCGGAGAGTCAATCGGAGTCCCTGCGCTTGGTATGCTTCTATGACCTTATTACAACGATTGATCATAAGCATCGATTCCCGGTGAAATCGAATTTCTTTAAATGCAACTTTCATGTTGGCATCCTCCTATAACCATTTATTGTCCACGTAAATCTTCAAGCGCTGGATCGTATGTTGCGCAACATAATCGTATGGGTCAAGAAGATCAACAAGGATCAATTCCGTCTTCCCATCCGTCGTTCTTAATCCCCGGCCGATAGCCTGAAGTGTCATTATTTCCGACTTTCCACCACAAGCGTTGATAACGCAATCCAGAGATTTGATATTGATGGCTTCCCGCCAGACGGCCGTTGCGATTGCTGCCATGATCTGTTTAGATTCTAACCCCTGTTTGATTTTTTCCCGTTCTTTATTTCCTGTCGCCCCTTCCACATAAGCAACATCGATGCCATAGACTGATTTTGCGATATCAATTATTTGTTCCGCGTGGCCAAATGATACATCTTGGATCATTACCAAGACCGACTTCCCATCAGCCACCTGAGCAGCAATTTCCTTGGCTATTAGCCGATTTCTTGCCTTGTTTAAGACGATTCCTTGTCGATAGATGGTCTTGTATGTTTTCATCCGGTTTATTTCCGGATTGATTGGAACTGGAATCAATTTGAGCTTTGGCATCGCCAATATTCCTTTCGCTATTCCTTCTTGCAATTCAAACTTCCCAATAATCGGCCCAACCAATCCTTCGCAGACAAGCGCAGCCTTCCCTCGTTTCAATTCCGTTGCGGTCATTCCAATTCGAACCGGAGCAAAACAATTTTCAAACACTTTTCTATAATGGCCCTCTTCTCCGGTAACATGATGAACCTCGTCAGTGATAAGGGCATCGCAATCGCCCAAAATCTCTTCAACAATTCCTCTTTGATAAAGACGGGTTTCCACTCTTTTCTCTGCTTCTTTCCGCCTCCGCTCCAATTCTCTTGCTGATGGCGGCTTCGCCCCTTCTTTCTGCTTCCTTGGTTTGGGCGGTTTCCGTTTCTTATCTGTCAAAAGATTGTTGACAGATTGAACCATCATTACATTGATTTTCCGGAATTCGGACAAATTGAAATCCGTATCTCCCAACCAACCAACATTAGCCTCTCCGAACCAACCTTGAAATTCCTTGATGGATTGTGTAAAAAGGGAAGACGTATGAACAATAAAGACAGCCGACGATTCATGAGGAATCATTGATATAACAGCTGCAGCTAGGACAGTTTTGCCCGATCCGGTGGGAGAAACGACAACACCCCTCAAATTATTTCGAATACAACCAATCAAATCCCACTGATCATCCCGGAATATAATGCCAGGAAGAGACGGCTTGCGAAGTTTTATTGGATTGTCCTTTGATTGGATTATTTGATAAGGAATGCTTTTATCATTGCAATATTTCTCGATATGAGGGATAAGACCAGTCAAAAACTCCCCATTCCTGGCCCCTTTTCTTTGTTCACAAAGATATGCCTCAGCAGCCATTCTCTTGTGACAGAATGGCCCTTGTTTCCAATATTCGGATTCATATTTGAGACAATCTTTGATTTCCTTGATATCCCGGCAAATACTGTAGATGGGATTTTTAACTTCAATGGTTATCATCAATTATTCCTTTGATGAAAATATGGAAGGGGTGGTCGGCCTTGAAACTCCATCGGAACCCTGACGGATGTTTCGCCGGTTATTCAACCCCTTCCGATTCGGATCAATCAAATGTTCCCACAAATATTTGAATTTCTTCGATGGTCTTCCGGGCATAACGTCGATCCTTCCACTGGCGTGCCAAGGTAAGAAAGAGACGATTGCGGCAAACATCTCCCTTGGCCATACGACCGGAAGGAGTGAGGAAGACAGAAGCCAATTCCTGTGGGCTGTTGATAATAATATCGATGATCTGTTTTGCTTCATCTGACATGGATTCGAATGCGTTATTTCTGGTTTCTTCTTTCTCCTTCCTCTCCAGTATTTCTTCCGGAGTAACTGTGTCCACCAGCAATTCTTCCATTTCTGGCTGATCATGAGGAACGTAACTGTTGGGATTGAATGCCACTATTGCCGCCCTTATAGCAGATTTCCTCGCCCCGGTTTTCATATCTCACTCGCCTTTCTTGATCATGCCATTCTTTTCAAACTGGATATTCTTTCCCGCGATAAAGATTGAAAGACAATCGCCATCTCCACATCGGCCGCAATCATCTGTTCCTTTTCCCCTCCGACTCTGACAGGAAATTACATCCATTTGACAGCTAAGTCTATCGCAGTAAAAATATCTGTTTAGTTCCACATCCGCACAGGAGATTGTATGCGCTTTGACATTTCTTTTCAGCGTTGGGCAGTAGCGTTCCCCGTCTTTGGGAAAACGCAAATCAGCTGGGCAGGTCATGTATATTTCGCAGAATTTACATTCAATCATTGGATTAAACGGCCGGTTAATTTTAAACGCCATCCTTTGCCTCCTTTATGGGAAACCGCTTTGCGGCTCTTTCCAAGATTTCAGAAGCCAATCGGGTTGCATTGGTATTCCGTTTGGCTGCTTCCTGATCCAGAGCCTCCTTGGCGGGGATTGAAATATATGTTCCTTGAACAGTTTTCTTCTTTGTCATATGGTTAAACCTCCTTCTTTCCCTAATTCAAGAGAAGGTATTTTAAAACTTTTTTAAAGAAAGGGAAAGAATTTTTAAAAACGGAATGAGCGGCGCATGGCGGATTCTACAGCGGCACGCTTGAGGTGACTTTTCATCTCGTGTGTGATGTACTGACAAAGGATATTGAAGAACAACCAGACAGACAGTGTCTTGACCTTAATGTCGGATAATCTGGCGCCGGACGATACTTCAACCTGTTCTCCAATCGCTTCGATATCCTTGTTGGCCAGAGGCAACGCCATCATCACCCTCTCGTATTCGTTGGGCATCGTGAGCCGATCCACCCATTGCTCCCAGATCCGCTGCTGTTCAGAGAATCCGTTCATGGCCATCATAAGCGTTTCCTTCACGGAAGTCTCATCAAAGATCGTGTCGTGCCTGGTCCGGTACGCAAAGACCTTTTCGCCGATGGTCAACCCGTTCTTACAAATCAGCCGGTATGCACCAAAGAAGATCCGCCGTGACCAGCCGGAATCATAGCTGTTGAAGACTTCAATCTGAGGGTGAAGCTTGTCCGGCTTTCCGGAAGGCATGCCCCATCGCCGCCCCTTGATTGTTGCTTCGACTTCCTTGAAAACGTATGTTGCGCGCATTTTAGCGCCGTTGTCGTATAGGTTGATGGTTTCGGTTGGCGCCCCGAATTCGGGCATGTCCTTAACCACTTTCTGGATGGTTTCCAGCATCTGCTCATGCGGAGTCAGAATGTAATCCGCGCTGACCACCCCAAAGACCAAGTCCCGATCCGGATCAACGATGGCTTTGTATCCATCGATCCTTGAACCCGGACGATTAATGCTGCTCAAAAAAACAGGCTTCTGCTGAACTTTCGGGAACGTCGGAACTACAATCAAGCTTTTCTCTTCTTCCATGATAAAACCTCCTCAAAATATTTTTTGAAGTTTCGATTCTAATTGCCTTTGCTATGGATTCAAAAAACTCCACATCCCTTTCCGTTCCTTCGATAAGGACCGCTTCATCATTCGATTCGACCAGAAATTCACGGCCCAAAAGGAAAATACGCGCTGGTTCAAAACAGAACAGAGACTTGTCTGTTGAAATAACGAAGGCGGTGGAATCCACCGCCTCTGGGCATTTCCTGATTTCAAGATAGGTTTTCATTGAGCCCTCCTCCTGTTCCGCCTGACAGGTCTTGAATCGCCATCGAATGGCCTTCCAAAAAAATCGGCCGCTTCGTTGGCAAGATCCATCAATGAGAGAACAACAAAAGAGACGGCGTTAAACATCAAAAGGATTGAAAGCCAAATTGGAATTTTGCCTAATGTTTCGATGAAGACAACAATGAGCAAAAAATAAACAACAAACACCACAAATTTGATCACTTCAAATTCCTCCTTTCCGGAATTCCAATTCTGTACTGTATTTCTGTTCCACCAACGCCTTGTATGGATACAAATCCTTCAATTCCTCTTTAAGATTCCTGTTCTCATCCGCAAGATCCTCTATCAGCCGCAGGATCTTGGCGGATGCTCTCCGCTCTGCCTGGCGCATTTCCATTTGGATTATGCCCACAATCTGATCGAAAATCCGGCCTTTCGTAAACCTAGCCGGAACCCGATTGGATGGTTTGCGGTTTCTATTCCGAAGAGGAGCGGAAATGACTTCCATTGCAATCCCCTTCTTTTTCGCAAGCCGTTTCGTATGGGCGAAGAGAGCAAAGGCGGTTTTTTTCTGGCCTCCAAAAAACCCAGGCCAAAATTCCTCCAACGTCACGAATTCTTCCCGCTTCGCTTTATTCCCGTTTTCCGCTAATTGATCCAAAAGAAATTGATTTTGAGCGCTTGTGTAATTTTCTCCAGGCATCGAGAACCCCCTTTTTTAGCTCCAGCAATGACGACGCATTTGACGATCCAGCTGCTTTTTGGTCATACCGGCTTTGATCCCGATCTTGGGATTGTCAACATAATTCCGCTTGACGCTTTCCAGATTGCTATCGTCTATGAAGGCGGAAATCCTCTTGACAATCTCCTGTTCCGAAAGTCTCTTTGCGGCCATCTCATCCCTCCAGAAATGTTTTTAAATCGTCATTGAGCTGATCGCCCCGAAGGAAGACGGGGCACAATTTCATTTCTACTTCCGATGCCGGGATGGAAAGAGAAACCAGCGGACCTTTGCGCCGGGGCAACACCGCAACCGTGGCTGTAGGATCGCTTGATTGAACGACGATCTTGGCAACGGCAAAGCTTCCTCTCCATTTAATCACTGCGATTCCTCTTTGGCCCATAAATATCCTCCTTTTCAAATAAAGTAAATTGTTTTTTTTGTTCCACCCTCATCAGTGCCAGCATAACTAGCATACCGGCGATCCTCCAGCGCCGGTTTCGGGTTGTCTTACTTCAGGCAGTCAGCGCACCGGAATCCGGCGTTGGGCCGCTTGGTTTCCTTGCGGATGCGCTCAATCTTCTTCCGGACGATATCTGCCGGCACCCACTTCGTCTCCCTGCACTTGGTGCACTTCACCTTGATTTTCCCCTTCATTTTCTTTCCTCCTTTTTAGAATAATGCATTTGTATTCTCCTTGCTTCTGATATCGCGTTTTCCTTTCTCGTTCCCAAATCATAAACCACCATTTCGGGAACGTCTATTCCAAACGTTTGCATTTTTGCTTCATGCTCTGTTTCCACCTTTATTGCCATCCGCCACGTGCTATCCAAATTTTCCTCCCCTTGAGTGGTTGGCCATTCAACCAACATAAACGACTTTTTCATTTTCCCCTCCTGTCCCAATCGATCAAAATTTGTGTTGATATTCTTCCACCGCTTGACGGATCGTCGTGAGCGCCCTAAATTTTTCAACCAGCAATTTGTTTTCCTCTTCGACCTTTGCCAACCGCACTTCCAACTCCGCTTTCTCCTTTTTCAAGGCTTGATACTCTTCCTTGACAGCCGCAACGTGATCGCAAAAAGACATCGCTTTCCCAACAACTTTCTTTTCCGTTATCGGCTGTGCATTGGCCGCAAATCGCTTCCTTCTCTGAAAAAAAGTCGAATAAATCCCGGTCTTGGGGCGCTGCGGTTGATTCTCTGTCAAATTGATTTTAAGAATCGCTTCATACAGCGCATCGGCGACTCCATCCGTTATTGGTTCGTTGACATATGCCCTTGCAAAATCATTGATCTCCTTGTTTTCCGCTGCGCTGTATTGTCTTGACCCCATTGTATCCTCCCTTTAGAAAGCGCCTGGAATTTCGATGCTGTCCAGATCGATGTTGTCCATGTCGTCAAACGCGCTCCGGAGATTGTCCGCGGCCGTTTCGGTATCGGAAAACTTGTCTGTTCCCTGAAGGTTTTCCGGGAAATTGTCCCGGCGCTCCTCCATCTTGTCGGCCAATTCCTCGATGATCGACTGCGCCAGTGATTTTGCCTCATTCGCTTCCGCCAGCTGTTCCATCATCGTTGGCGCCTCGTTGATCTTCTTAATGGAAACGCTTGGCATCGCATCTCCCAGCCGTTCCCGGAGAAGAGCAATGGCCATCCCTACAACCTCATGAACCTTTTCCTTCCGAAGACCTTTCTTGGTCACATTAATTTCGATTTTGAACTTTGCCATGATCGTTCTCCTTTCAATCGCAATCTCTATCGTCAAAAGATATATTTTCAAAATCAACCTTGGCCGCACTTTTGAAACTCTTTTCAAATTCGTTTCTGGCAAAAGCCGCCAGTTTCTTCCCTACAGCGATATACAAATCATAATACCCATCTTGGTGACCCGTTGTGAACTCGGCAACTGCCAAAATCCTCCGGCTTTCTTCGCAATCGCCGATCTTTTCCCCGTATCCGACAACCCTGATTCCCTTCCAACTCTTCCTTGCCACCATCTCCTTTTCGAATGTCTTGAAATCCATTTCATCCTCCCACAGAGATTTGAAACCCAAAATTAATGAGAATTCCCTTGACTGCCTGGACCGTTTCCAGCTTGTTGGCCTTCCGCTCCGCAAGTAACTTTCCAACGACACCTACAGCAATTTTCATGGATTCGTCGGCAACTTCTAACAAGATTTCCTCTACAACCTCGTCAACGATCCGCTCCAGATCCGCTTCTGTCTTCTTGACCGGCATAGCCGCGGAATCAACCGTGTCTTCGATATCGGTGAAAAACTTCTTTGGCATAATGATCGGCTTTGTATACGCCTTTTTAGGCTTAACAACTTCGGCCGCTTGTTCGATCTTGAAATAAGCCTTGAATTCCTTCTCCCAGAGGTCCAGGAGCATAAGGTGAGCGGATTTGAAGGAATCGTCGTGCCGATGCCCCTTTATATGGGCCAACTCGTGAAGAATCGTGGAAACCCGTTCCCCGCTCAGGTGGACAATCATTCGCTTCTTATCTTTCCAAACCGTCGCGTTTCTTGCCACCGTAACCCTCTTGGTGTACTCACAACTGAAGAGCGGCCACCCCATCTTCTTGGAGACCAGTTTGCAAAGAAGATTCGCTTCACTCTCGTTTAGATGGATCATCTTGGTTGGGTGCCCCGCAAGGCTGTGATGCTCTCCCCTACTCTTGCCGGATTTCATCGCTTTATTCTCCGTCATAGCCTCCTCCTATTCCGATAATCGATTGATTGAAATACCAATCAGAAGATCCATTCCGGTTGGATCTTCCTCAGACGCTTCAAATCAATAAAGTTGCTTGTGAAACGATTTGCCGCAACGGGCGCACGTTCCCGCCATACACCCACTGTCTGGTCCGCCATAACTTTCGTCTATCCACTTGTGACCGAATTTGTTGCAGACCTTGGTCAGAATGGCTATTTTGATAAGCCACCCGATGGTGTAGAAGAAGTTTGTGAAGAGCAGAATCCTATAAGGAAGCTTGCTGCCCATCGCATACTTGTCCGCCGCTGCGTTGAAAGAGATTTCCTGAAAAAATTCTTTTGCGTTCATCGTCTTTCTCCTTTCGTCTCGTAAGTGTCGCGCTTTTCAGATCCTTGATTTGATATAGCGCCGGGAGATTTTTCAATCTCCCACAGGATCTATCGCTGAAGTATCATCCAGCATTAACCTACACCGTGGCCAGCCATCTTGTATGTAGGATTTGGGTGCCTCTCCGTTTCCTATCCGGAGTGTTCCTGCCCCCGTTCTCTTTAGTGTTTTGAAAAGCGCTTCCGCTTTCTCCGTATTCTTGGGCGGGATTGGTCCTGCTCGCCTTTGTTCGCTGCTCCCCGTCTATTTTCAATCGGCTTTCTATCGATGACCTTTGGTTGCCGTTCCCTTTGTTTTCTCCTTTCTTGATGCTAGTTTACCGAAATCTAAAGAGAAGTCAAGGAATTTTTTAAAGGATTTTTAAAAATCTTTTAAAACTCAATCGAAACGAGGATTTAGAACAGAAAATATTTTTCTACCCAGGACGATACTAAAGGAAGAAAAGGCCATCTTTCGGAACCGATGGCCTTAACTTATTGATATGATTATTGATTTACGAGAATTTTTTAAAAGAATCTTCGAAGATGGGAAAGGATCATCATAAATGGTTATAATACAAGGAGAATTACCAGAGCGCCAACCCCGATTCCGCCCAGGAATATTTTGGCATTATCGAAGAAAGACGGCTTGGCCGCGTCCACCTGTTGTTTCCAGATCTGGTCCTTGGCGACACTGATCTGATTCTTCATTTCGATCATATTTTTGCTCACCTCATCGATCTGTTTGTAGACCTCGATTTGGTCTTGCAACAACTGGATCGTTCCCTTCAGAATCGTCAGCTGTTGTTTCAGCTCTTCACTTCCCTCTGCGGCGACAACCAGCTGTTGCTCTGCGATTTTCGCCCTCTCCAGATCAACAACGATCTTCCCGGCCGTCCCTTCGTCAAAACAGATTTCCTCCGCGCTACTGCTTTGGGGGAAGAGGAGTGCGATCAAGAGCAATAAAACGATCCCGAATCTCAGTATTGCTTTTTGGTGGGGGGACATCTCTTTTCTCCTTTTCAAGATCGCTGTATTTCTTCGCCAGCGTCTCATATTTCGCTTCAGAAACTTTTAGCCTTGATTTGAAATCATTGATTTGTCTGTTTTGAGTCAAGATTGTCTCTTCCTTCGCCTTTAACGTCCTCTCATATTGATCTTTCAACGTCTGCCCAATTGTGGAATCGATAACCGCTGGGGCATCAATCGGCTTGGGAGAAGAGGGCCAAAGCCATATGGCCAAAGCGATAATCGAAGCCAGAATGATAACCCCCTTCACAACTGCCCCTTTGTTTTTTTTGATCCATTCTTTCATCACCAATACCTCATTTGATCTGGCCCACGTCGGTATTCATTCCCATACCTTGCAATCTTTTTCGAATAATCATAATTCACTTCACAAAGGTCCAGCACGCCCCATTTCATTTTGATCTTCTTGCGCTGGCACGAAAGTTTCATCAAATCCCAATCAAGAATCTTTGCCCGTTGATACTCCGCAAACAAGGTTCCTTTTCCCCCGTTGTAAATCTGAGCATCTATCCATAAAGGTTTATCCTTTGCCCAATTCTCAATCCTATGAATCCGATACATATAGAAAGCTTGCATACAGATAGCATGTTGTGGGTTGTAAGGATCTAGCGTCTGGCCCATCAATGATTGAATGTAGGTGGAAGTCCGTGGCATAAATTGGGCAACTCCTTGCCCAGCATCGAAGGCGGTTGCATTGGACCGGCAAGCCGACTCCGTTTTGAGCTGACCAACCCCGTACCAATATGGATACATCATCCCAAATTGTTTCGTGTATTCTATCCTGACGTCATTAACCAAAAGGGCGCAACGATCCGCCGCCCAGGCAGGGAGAGAGAAAAAGACAATGATTATGATCAAGACATTTTTCAAGGCTTATTATCCCCCAGAGGAAATCGCATGGATCACAATCATGTAAATTCCCAGAAGGAATATGACCCCAGCCCAATTCTTCTCCCTGATCAATATCTCAAGATCAAGATAGTGCCATTTCCAATGCCGGAATATATCGACAAGGAGAAGTCCCCAGAGCGCCCCGTTGGTCTTAACGACAAACAATGCCAGCATGTTGGTCAAAGATCCGGCCTGTTCCGCCTCCTCCTTGGTCGATGGCAAGAGAAAGGAAAGGGAAAACATAACTGCCATGACTGCGATTTCAACCCAGATCCGCTTCGCTTTTTTGAATAATTTCTCAAACATTGTTTATTCTCCGTCAGAAATAATCACCCCTGTTGTTTCCAGCACGCATTGTCCACTGCTGCAATGAATTTGATGTTTATGCTTGTTGATACGATTCCACTTTTCTCCGCTTTCCCTCTTATAATCATCAATATTTATTTTTTTATGTATCTCGCTTTGAACCGAAGTCACACATTGCTCGATTCGCCCAACGGTTTTCTTCAATTCATTATGTCTTTCAATCGCCCCTTCCTGCCATATTTTGAGCGATTCAGCTGCGCTTTTATCCTTTGAAATGATAAGCCGCTTTATGTACCAACCAAGTGTTGGAATTCCGATCACCGAAATCACAGCAAAGACCAAACTCAGCAAAAGAGATTCTATGGAAACCGTAACTGGAGTGGATGGGATGGCGGAAAGCATTTTTGAATCCTCCTGACCTTTTTATTTAATCATTAATCAACATTTTATAGATTTCTTCTTCACTCACATCCAGCCCATAATTCGTCGCAATCGCACAGGCGTAGTCTCTCCGGTATTCATCCGATCCGTTGGCTGGTGGATACTTTAACTGTTCTCTGTATGCCTTCAACTCAGACCATAACCGATACTTTTTGACGCATAGATAAAGCAATCCATGAAGTCCAAGAGTGATCCAAAAATAATTGACATGGATTTTTTCGTGCTCAAGGATGCCAGCATCATCCCGGTACTTTGGGCGAATCCGGATCATCCAGGCGCGGGAGTAGCCGCCTTGCCAATCGGGCATGTTGTCGGTGTATTTTAACGAGTAGATCATGGCAGCTCCTTATGGTTGGATGGCGGATTTCTTATTTACCGTCTGCCCAAAGACATCTTCTAATCGTGAATGACAAGACCGGCATAAAGTCATCCATGCTTCAGGTATGAGCATCTTATAGTTCTTCGGGTTAAGGACGTTGTGCATATCGAAATGAGAATTTCCAAAAGCCTTATTGTACGCTTCTATTTCTATTCCACATCCTTTACACGAATCCTTCATGAACAATTCAGCAGCTTTCTCATGCCAATAGGCATAAGTGCCACCTACCCACTTGGGAGATTTTTCTGCGGTCTTCCCATGCCAGAAATTGCGTTCACCGGAATTGACTATACTGAGGTTATGTCTAAAGGCATCACTTCTCACCTTTCCTATATTCGCTATCCCCAAATTACGGCAATGTTATTCTGAACGAATGTGCAACTTCAAGGAATCACCAGACTTACGCGCTACTTCTGGTCGGCACATCGGAGGGGAAACCTTGGCATTGTGGCCAGTAATAAACTTACGCGGTCTCCACTGTATATCAAATCTTTCGAGTGCCTCACCGCAACCACAAGCGCATTTGATAATCTCTTGCTGCCTGTTTAATTTTCTCATGTCTCAATCCCCGTCACATAGAGGCTGTATGCCGACCAGTTGGCGTCTTCCACATCAATGTACATATCTCCGTTGGCATCACATTTTACTTCATATCCAGATGATACAGGGCCAGCCGCAACCTGAGAAATAAGGTGGCTGTTCACGACCCCGGATGAAGTGCAGAGCTTCAAATATTTTGCCGCCGCAGAGTTTGTCCCGATATGGTAGCCGTAAACTTTTTTGACACCCTTGCCAATCTTCCCATCGCTTGCAGCTTCCAAGTTGATTGTGGCGTCGGCAGGCACGGCAGCACTATATCCAGTCAGAACGAAGGGAGTCTGGTATCCGATACGCTCGTTTCCGATTGGAGCGAAATTCCCTTGCCCACAATAACTTCCCAGTACGAGCATGGGTTGGGAGAAGTAGGCGGTTTTTCCGGATGTAGTGTTTTCCAAGCTGATGCAGGTTTGCGTAGATGCGGAGGCCACTGTAAAAGTAACTTCTATCCATTGCCAGCCAGCCACACCGGTATGGAAAGAGCTATATCTCCACCCATTAACAGAATCATAAGCACCAAGCCGGGCATGGGAAGCATCGGTAGCGTATATCCATGCGCCTATGGTAGCTGTTCTGCCTGCAAATCTTTTCAAATGATTTGGTTCAGTAGATGTAACGGGCCACTTGCAGCTATCATTTGCTGCACCAGAGTTCATCTTAAGTGTGTAAAAGCTGCCATCTTTTGTATAAGTTGAATCGTTATGCTGCCTAAATATATCAAGGGTTGAATCTTTTTCCCACCCATCCGGAGCCAAGGTATCCGCCGCGACGTATCCGGGGGTGACTTCGTAGAGGGTGACGGAGTCGAAGAGCATGGTGCCTGCGGTGGCGGTGTTTTTCCATAAATAGATAAGGGTTGTTGTGCCTGTAGCTTCAAATACGGTGCTCGCCATTACCCATGATGCTGATGATGCTCCTACTATTGCGGCAATTTGTGTAGCGCCATTCTTAACAACGACATCATATTCCTCGTTACCCGATGTTCCAGACTTTACATACGCTGACACATAATATAATTTCCCCGGAACCGTAGTCACCTGTTGATACGCATGTTGGCCACTATTACCAACTCTTGTAATTTCGAGACAGTTACCAGTCTTCCCTCCGGCTACACTTGCAAGGGTAGAATCACCAGCCGTCCACCCCGTAGTCGCACTATCAAACCCACCATTGGTCAGCAGATTATTAACCAGCGCAGCGTTTGCCCCATCAGTCACCGGAGCCGCACCACCCACAGCTTCAACCAACGTGCTCCCGCTCATCGCCTTCCATTCGGTGTTGGAGAGGAGGTTTTGAAGAGAAAATAACCTGACTGGCGTTTGCAATATCCATCGACCCGCGCCCGGTGTACCGACAACAGGAGTAATTACATTCAACCCATCATCGGTCAATCCAGAATCGGCATCATACATATATGGAAAAAGAACTCCGCTTTCATAAACTGAACATGGATCTCCATCCGCAAGTAGATGACCATTGGAATCAGGGGTGGATGCGCTAATCCCATCCATTGCCGTCGCACCGCCACCCGTCTTCAATAATTTGATGTATACTTGCCTTGGCGTAGTCATTTGCTCTCCTCCATTTTGGCTTTGAATTCTCGCCCTTGATTTACAATAGATTCAACGTATGATTGATATTCATTCCAGCCGGTATCATCGCCGGATAACTTGAGCCGCATGAGTTTGTTTTCATCGCTGAGAGAATACTTTTCCGCTATTAATTGCCTCGTAACGGCATTGACATCTTCAGGGGTGGATACGACCCGGCCTTGGTAGAGTTTCGCTGCTGAGAGGTCAGGGATTGATTTATTCCAGCCTATTTGATTGCCATCCTTGTCGATAATTGGATCTGCAATGTCATCGGTCCATTTGGTATCGAATAAATGTTCCTTGACGCCTGTAACTGAACCGTTGGAGCCTCGGAAATCGCGGCCTGACTGGATGCAATCACGGAGAAAATAGGTGATGGAGTCAGAACCTTTTTCGTGGATCGCACAGTTAGCCATGATCAGACCTCTCTTTTCAACAGCTTAATCGGATTCTTGCAGATTCCACATCGGGCCACGAGCGATACCGTCTCTTTGACATTATGCATGGGGAAAATGCGTGTTATCACAATCTCCCCCTGATCGGAATAGATGTCTCCCGTTTCCACCTTCTTACCGCCGCACACGGGGCAGGGGCAGACGTAGATTTCCGTTTTACCGAAACTGAGAATAATCTGCTCGTCTCCGTCATAAATAAAAGTGTTCATTACACATCCTGTCCCGTTACAGCATTCCCTGTTCCACTATCGGCAATACTTGTCCCACAGTTATATGTGATGTTATCTCCGCCCTGATTGTTATTGCTGCCAGAACTTAAACTAATTCCCTTGTCTTTTGCGTTGTTATTCACCATATCAATATTATTCCCTGCAATAACATTCCTTGATGACTGAAAAAGGTTTATTCCATATCTACTAAATGTATTATCTAAATTTGATATTTTTATACTATTCCCTTTTATCGTCCCATCACTTCCAACATACCAAAAAATACCATAAGCAGATAATGAAGTATTCACATTTAAGGTTATTTTATTACTAATGGCCTCGTTTCTGTCCGCTAGAGCATAAGATGATGTATTTTGAATCCCGATAACAAATGCATCGGCTCTTGTTGGATTCATAACAATATCATTTTCTGATATAATGGATTCCCCTCCACTCAATAAAATGGCAGTA